TTGGCTTTAGGAAAGCAGCAAGCACCACGCCCTGCGTTTCTAGTTGGTGGTTATTTCCACACAGCTATACTAGAACCTGATAAACTTAAAAAGTTTAAAGTTATAGAAGCTACAACTAGAAATACTAAAGCTTATAAGGAGATGTCTGGCGGTGAACTATGTTTATTACAGCATGAGGTTGATCATATAGAGCTAATGACTGAAAAAGTATTAGCAAACGATATGTGCAGAGATCTTATACGTGGTATAAACGTAGAATACGAACGACCAGGTGTTACAGAGCTTGAAGGTTTAAACTGGAAAGGTAAAGCAGATATAGTAAACCATGATGAAAAACTTATTATTGATCTTAAAACAACAGCAGATCTAACTAAGTTTAAGTGGTCTGCTTCTAAGTACAATTACGACAGTCAAGCTTATATTTACAGTAAGTTATTTGGTTATGAATTTTTATTTATAGCCATAGATAAAACAACACATCAAATAGGTATATTTGACTGTTCTCCGCAATTTTATGAGAGAGGAGCTGATAAAGTTCAACGAGCATCAGAACAATATAAACTATTTTATCAATCCGAGGATTTTGATCCTCAACAATTTTTTATTAATCAAACCCTATAAACAAATGGCAAGAACCAGAAAAAACCAAACAAAAGTATGCAGTGTAACAGGATTAGAAACTAGCATAAATAATTTTTATAAAAACCAAACACATGTTAAAGCTGTAGATAATTTGCGACGTAACAGTAATGCTACAAAAGAGCAAATGCAGCGCATGTTTAATCAAATAAATTCATACGTATAATGGCTAGTATAATTAAAGCTAGTATTAACCTTAATGAAATACCTAAAGATAAAATTATTGTAGGTAAAAAAGGTAAATACTTACCTATAACAATTACGATCAATGATGAGCCAGATCAGTTTGGTAATCAAGGTCCAATTGTTGTAGCTCAATCAAAAGAGGAACGAGAGTCTAAGACTGCTAAAGTTTACTTAGGTAATGTACAAGTAGTTTGGACTAACGGCGATAATGTTGCAGCTGCACCACGTGATGGTCAACCGCAACAAGCAGCACCAGCTGCACAACCAGTAGATGATTTACCATTTTAATTAAATTAAATGCAGACAACAGAGATCAATGGATTTTTGATTGATGAGTTCAATCAACATAAGCTAGAAGAAGGGAAAAAGCAGGGTATATGTCCTCTTTGCTCGCACACTAGAAAACCTAAAAATCAAAAGGCAAAATGCGCGTCTTATGATTGGGAACGGGGTCTCGGAACTTGTCACAACTGTAATACAACTTTTCAACTTCACACATACAAACGTAAAGGTGAAACTATTAAGGTATATGAAAGACCCAAACAAGAGGTTATCAAACCACCTGATAGCAAAGTTGTTGAATGGTTTAAATCAAGAGGTATATCTCAGAAAACCCTTGCTGACTTAAACGTCGGCGAGGGATCTGAATATATGCCACAAACCGGTAGAGCCGAGAACACTATAAAGTTTAATTATTTCATAGGCGGTGAGTTGATAAACATTAAATATCGCGACGGAAGAAAAAACTTTAAATTATTTAAAGGAGCTGAAAAAGTATTTTATAACATTGATAGCACTGTTGGTTATGACTCTTGTGTCATAGTTGAAGGCGAGATGGATGTGCTAGCTTTACATGAAGCTGGTATTACAAATGCAATATCTGTACCAAACGGCGCTACATTAAATACTAATAATCTAGATTATCTCGATAATTGTATTGACTACTTTGAAGATAAGGATAAGATTATATTAGCTGTAGATTCAGACGAAGCTGGTCTAGCGTTACAAGCAGAACTTATAAGAAGATTAGGATCTGAAGTATGTTACATAGCTACATTTGATGATTGTAAAGATGCTAACGAATATTTATTAAAGTATGGAAAACAAAAATTGGCAGAGCGTGTTGCAAGCGCAAGACCGGTACCGCTTGAAAATGTCACGACATTTAGGGACATTGAAGACGAGGTCACGGACTTTGTACGTAACGGGTTTAAACCAGGATATCAAGTTGGTCTTCAAAATTTTGACAACATCTTTTCAACTTACACTGGTCAGTTTATTACTGTTACTGGTATTCCGAGTAGCGGCAAGTCGGATTTTGTCGATCAGATGGTTGTTGGCTATAACCAAAACTATGGCTGGAAAACGGCGTTTGCTAGTCCGGAAAATGTGCCGACTTACCTTCACGCACACAAGTTAATGCGTAAGGTTTGGCAAGGCATGCCAACAGCTAGAGATATACACGGTGATAAATGGAATCAAGTAGCTGATCATTGTAACACTAACTTCTTTCACATTGACATGGAACGATACACACTAGAGTCAGTGCTTAAAAAAGGGGCTGAGCTAGTTAAGCGTAAAGGTATTAAATGCCTTGTTATTGATCCATTTAATAAAGTTAGAGATGTAGACTGTAAAACAGAAGATGTCAATAGGTATACAATGGAGTACTTAACTAAAATTGAAATGTTTGCTAAAAAGTTTGACGTTTTAGTTTTTGTAGTTGCTCACCCAACTAAAATGTACAAAGACAAAGATGGAAAGATTGAAGAACCTACGATGTATAATATCAAAGGCGGTGGTGAATGGTATGACGCTAGTTATCATGGTATATTGGTGCATCGGGATTATGAAGAAAAAACAGTCAAAGCTAAGGTGCTTAAGGTAAAGTTTCAAAACCTCGGTGAAAACGGAGCTGAAGCATATTTTAAATGGGAACCTAAGTCTGGTTGTTTTATACCACACGAACCAATTAGTATTAGTGATGATCCAATGCCTTGGGAGTAAATGCCTTGGAATAAGATAAACATGGGAACATATAATCCAACATCAGTTGAGACTAAAGCTTATATTTGGTGCATACGTAATAAAATATACATTGCACCAAAAGCTATTAGTGATACACGTTGGTCTATTGTTATAACAAACAACGGAAGAACACATGAAGATCCTAGTCATTATATTAAAGGCTTGATATGGGAAAAGATTTACGAATATTATAAATATTATTATGAAAAACACATTTACAAACGCTAACGAAGCATATGAAGCTGTACTCAACGAAATTATAATTAAAGGAACAGACTTTGGAAATACAAAAGCTTTGTTTAATTGTGGCTTTTATATATTAGATCCACAAGATAATTATATATCAAACAAACAACGTAACTGGAAATTAGATTACGCAGAAGCTGAATGGCAATGGTATTTATCTGGTGATCCTAATATTAAAAAGCTTGGTGAATTATATGGTAAAATACCACCGATATGGTACAATATGGCAGATAGTCATGGCAATGTAAATTCTAATTATGGTTATCAATGGAAGCGCAATGCTCAAATAGATTACGTTTGTGCAAAATTAAAATGTTGTAAAGACACAAGACACGCTGCTATAAGTATATATGACGCTAAAGAAAACAGTAAATACAAGAAAGATACGCCTTGTACTTATGCAGTTCAGTTTACAATTATAGATAAACAATTATGTATGTCTGTCTATATGCGTTCTAATGACATCTGGTACGGTTTCTGTAATGATCAGTATCAGTTTTCATCATTACAAAAAATGATTGCAGACAGACTGAATTTACCAATTGGTTGGTATTATCACCACGCACATAACATGCACTTATATAACGATAAATTATAATTATGTATTATTTATACCACATACCAGGTAAAAAGATCGGTGTTACACGTGATCTTAATACTAGAGTTACCCTTATACAAGGCTATAAGGAGAATGAGTATGAAGTTCTTGAACAGTCAGAAGATATAGATTATATATCAGACCGTGAAATAGAACTTCAAAAGTCTTACGGCTATAAGGTCGATAGAAAACTATATAAAAACTTATTTAATAAAATGAAGATAAACGCAACACAACAAACCTCAACTTTCCCTTGTCCAATTAATAAATTAAAAGGACAATTGCATGATAACATAGGTCTTACTTGGCATACAGAATTTGGCCAGTTTGAAATCACTAAACGAAATATTCTGTGGATAATGGCTAACGTTAAAGAATCAATGTATAATGACAAAAGGTGTTATATATACAATAAAGCTTTTTATGAAGCTTTCTTTAATCCTTATCATGAATCTAAAGCTGAGTTAAAATACGACACTAGTGTAGATAAAGTGCCTACTCGTTTTGATCTTATAAGGATATGGGCAAAAGACAGAGGCTTGTATGAGAAAGGTAACTCACATACTCAGTATGTAAAATTACAAGAAGAAGCTGGTGAGTTAGCTCAAGCAATACTAAAGCAAGATAAACCTGAAATACAAGATGCTATAGGCGATATGGTTGTAGTGCTTACAAACTTAGCACACCTAGAAGGTTTTACGATTGAAGACTGTATTGATTCAGCTTATACTGAAATATCTATGCGTAAAGGCAAAATGCTTAATGGAACATTTGTAAAAGAAACGGTATGAAGATAAAAACTAAAGACGCAATAGTACAAGCTGTACTAAAGAAAATGGACGAACGTAGTTTAGTAGGTCAAAAAAAATACGGAGCTACAATGATGCAAGAAATCGAAGGTCAAGAAAAAGATCTTAATCGTTTTTTAGTTGATGTACAAGAAGAGCTAATGGATGCCTTGTTGTATATTGAAGCAGCAAAAAGATGCTTGCAAGATGAGGTTGAAGAGTGTATGATAAATCGTTTTGATATAGAAGAAATAGAAGTTCATGATGAAGAAATCTTATAAACGTAGGCGTAAACGCGGGCCAGTACAGTCAAAGAAGGTATCATATGATGGTATTAATTTTTCATCTGGCCTTGAGCGTTATATGTATATGGCTTTAAAAAAAGCAAAAATCAAAGCTAAATACGAAGGAGAAACTTTTGTTTTACTGGCTGGTTTTCATTTTGAAAACGAAGTATATGAAAGATGTAGCAATGGTAAGGGTAAATACCAAAATCGCGGCTGCAAGCGTATACTGCCTATAAAATACACACCTGATTTTATTGGCGATGATTTTATAATTGAAACAAAAGGTAGAGCTAACGAGTCTTTTCCAATGCGTTGGAAATTATTTAAAAGACTTGTTATGAATCAGTTTCCAAACGTCACACTATATAAACCACAAAATCAAAAAGAATGCGACGAAACAATAAAGCTAATACTTTCGAGGCGAAAAGGATAGCAAGACAAAAATATGCCGAGCGTCAAATTGATAAGTGGTGGAACTGGAGTTGGGAAGCGCGAGGCAAAATAAAATATAAAGAATTAGTAGAAATACAAGATAGATATGGAATCAAATGTTATTGATTATGTTTTAGAAAAATATCCTAAAACATTTAAAAACAAAGAAATACTAGTAGAAGAAAATGATACATGCTATTTTGTATCAACAAACAAAGATGAATCACCTTTAATATTAAATAAAAATGTTACAAAATAAATCATGGAGTTTATCATTAGGTTTTTATCCTGGCATAGTACTAGGAATGAGATCTTATCACGAAGATAAACAAACAACACACGTACTATACATACCTTTTATTGACTTAGCACTAGAAATATATAACTAATGGGGCTGTTTGATAAAAGAATACCGTATAAACCTTTTGAATATCCAGAGTATTATACAGAAGGTTGGTTAAAGCAAGCTCAAGCATTTTGGTTACATACTGAAATACCAATGAGTGGAGACGTTAAAGACTGGAACGAAAAATTAAATGATAAAGAAAAGAACTTGGTCGGTAATATATTACTGGGCTTCGCACAGACGGAGTGCGCGGTTTCTGATTACTGGACCCAAAAAGTAGTAAGCTGGTTTCCAAAGTATGAAATACAGCAAATGGCTATGATGTTTGGATCTCAAGAGACGATACATGCAGTAGCATATAGTTATTTAAATGAAACATTAGGACTAGAGGATTATGAAGCATTTTTACACGAGCCTGCGACGGCTGAAAGGTTTGATAACTTGGTTGCGTACGACGGATCCAATGCTGTGGGTATTGGCAAGTCTCTTGCTGTGTTTAGTGCTTTTGCGGAAGGCGTTAGCTTGTATTCTGCTTTTGCTGTACTTTATTCTTTTCAGCTAAGAAATTTACTGAAAGGTATTGGTCAGCAAATGAAATGGTCGGTTCGAGATGAAAGCTTACACAGTAAAATGGGTTGCAAGCTGTTCCGCGATATGTGTAGTGAAAACAACCAATTGCTACATTTATGTCGAGAAGATATAGTAAAAGCTGCAGAAACCATGGTATTACTAGAAACTAAATACATTAACAAAATGTTTGAGATGGGTGATATTGAAGGTATATCAGCTAATGATCTTATACATTTTATAAAAAAGAGAGCAAATGAAAAACTTATGGAACTGGGTTATGTTGACCTTGGGAACTATTTCGCATATGACAAAAATTCAGCAAATAATCTTGATTGGTTCTATCATCTTACCGGCGGGGTCACTCATACTGATTTTTTCTCGATACGGCCAACGGATTATAGTAAGGCTAATGAAGGAGAAGACTTTGAAGACATTTGGTAATTGGCTCAGAGTTTATGAAAAAGGAATAAACTTAGGAATAGATTTAACAGAAAAAGATATAGAAAAAGACTTATATGAAAGGGAGTAAGCAAAGCAGAACAGATCTGCTAGAGAAAAAAATACAAGCAACAATAAATATAGTTAAACAGCTGTTAGATGAAAATGCTTATTTAAAAGATTTAGCTGTAGGAACTTTAGAGACAATTAAATTAATGCCTGATTATGAAGATGCAATCAAAAAGCTTAAAGAGAACTTGGCTAAGAAGTCTAGTGAGACAGAAAAGACTGACGCCACAAGAAAGACTAGCAACTAGAATAGGTTACATGGGCGCTGGTTTTTTAATAGCCGCACAATGGACTATAGATCCTAAGCTTTATATATTTGGATTTATATGTGTAATGATACAAACTGCAGCTAGAAAACAGTGGAACTTAGTTGCGTTAAATATTAATGGGCTTATGGCTTGGATAACACACTTAATTAGATAATATGTGGAATAATGAATGGAAAAAAGGTGAAGACTACCCAAAGTGGGGAGACACAGATGTATACAAAAAAACTATCGCAGGAGGATATTTACTTGATGGCGAAACACCTAGAGAAGCCTATCAGCGAGTTGCTAAAACAGTCGCAAGAAGATTATATAAACCAGAACTTGCAGAAGCTTTCTTCGAGTATATATGGAATGGTTGGCTTTGTCTCGCTAGTCCTGTTTTGTCTAATACTGGCACAGATCGTGGTTTACCTATTAGTTGTTTTGGTATAGACGTAGCAGATAGTATACAAGATATAGGAAGTAAAAACTTAGAGATGATGCTACTCGCTAAGCACGGCGGTGGAGTTGGCATTGGTATAAATCAAATTAGACCCGCTGGCGCTAAAATAACAGGAAATGGAACAAGTGATGGCGTTGTGCCGTTTTGTAAAATATACGATTCAACAATACTTGCCACTAATCAAGGATCTGTCAGACGAGGAGCTGCATCAGTTAATATCAACATTGATCACCCCGATTTCGATGAGTGGCTCGAAATACGTGAACCCAAAGGTGATGTCAATAGACAATCACTTAATTTGCACCAGTGCGTTGTCGTTGGCGATAAGTTTATGCGTAAAATTGAACAAGGAGATAGAGACGCTAGAAAACGTTGGGGAAAATTACTTCAAAAGCGTAAAGCTACTGGCGAACCTTACATCTTATTTAAAGGAAATACAAATAAAAATAACCCTAAAGCCTACAAAGACAATGGCTTAAAGGTTCATATGACAAACATATGTTCAGAGATTACATTACACACAGACGAGAATCATAGCTTTGTATGTTGCTTGTCTTCATTAAACTTAGCTAAATATGACGAATGGAAAGGAACAAACCTTATATACCACGCCACGTGGTTTCTTGATGGCGTTATGGAGGAATTTATTCAAAGAGCAAAAGGACTTAGAGGTTTTGAAAATGCCATTCGTTCTGCTACAAAAGGACGAGCGCTTGGGTTGGGTGTACTTGGATGGCACACGTATCTCCAAGAAAAAGCTATACCTTTTGAAGGTCTGCTTGCTCAGTTTGAAACTAGGAAAATATTTTCGCAAATTAAAATCGAGTCTGAACGCGCTAGTATGGATCTTGCTGAAGTTTATGGTGAACCTTTGTGGTGTGTTGGTAGTGGTTATCGTAATACTCACCTTAGGGCTATTGCTCCCACTGTTAGTAATTCAAAGCTTAGTGGAAACATTTCGCCAGGAATAGAACCATGGGCTGCAAACGTATTTACAGAGCAGTCTGCTAAAGGAACTTTTATAAGAAAAAATCCTACACTTTTAAAATTACTTAGAAAACTTAAAATAAATACAAATGAAACTTGGGATAAAATTCTGGCAGATGGTGGTAGTGTTCAAGGTTTATCTGAGCTTGATGGGGTTACAATGGGACCTCACGATGTACCAGCTAAAGACGTTTTTAAAACGTTTAAAGAGATCAATCAACTCGAACTAGTAAATCAAGCTGGTATAAGACAACAGTACATAGATCAGTCTGTTAGTTTAAACCTAGCGTTTCCTAGTGTAGCCACACCAAAGTGGATTAATCAAGTGCATATGTCAGCATGGAAAAAAGGTATTAAAACCTTATATTATACTAGAACTGAATCAGTGCTACGTGGTGATATAGCGCAACAAGCTATGAGTGAAGATTGTATTGCTTGTGACGGATAATAATAAAGGGGACCTCGTTTGAGATCCCCTTTGGTTACAGGAACTTTTGGGTATGGTACGCCCAGTTATATTTGTTCCTTATAGTAATTTTTTAGCTCCTTTATAGCCATAATAAACTTCATCTAAACTATCATATATTTGTTTACCAAGCTTATTTTTTTTAAGAATTTTACTTACAGGTTTAAGATATTTACCTTTTTTTAGAATCGCAGCAACAGGATCTCCACTAATTAAACTCGCTGCTGTATCAGCTGCTAAAACAGGAGGTAAAAGTGATGAGACTGTATTAAACCCTTTGGTTCCTAATAATATGCTTTTAGCTTGTTTACTATTAACGCTTCCATCGTCTTTATCAGCTAATTCTTTAAGAGCTTTAAGATCTTGTAATGAAGTTGGAAAATCACCTCCACTGTCATCTGTTCTTAAAACAGATCTAATTCCATCAAAAGGGTTTCCAGTTAATGTTTTTAAATCTTGAAGAAATTCTTTACCAGCTTCTTTCATTCCTGATAAACCTTTTTTACCTTCTACTTTAGTAATAGTATCTTTTGGAGGATTATTAGCATACCACTGCTTAATAGTCTCCGTGCTTGCTCCTGTAGGAAAACTAGATCCTTTAGATGTGTCAACCAAAGCTGTTTCTCCAACTCTTTTATTTTTTGGTGCATTAACAACTACTTCGTCTAAGTTGGGTCTATGAATAGATCCTTCATTAAAATACTTAGCATATTCAGCATCAGACATTCCAGAATCACTTTTGTTTGTGTATTCTAAATTATCATCATTTTTAGGTTCTTCTTTTCTAAGAGGACTATTATTCATAAATTTATTTGAAAATGCCATAATTTTATTTTTGCCCTTTTTTTAATTTTCTTTTCAGTCTTTTTAGTTTTCTTTGAGCTCGTTTTTCTTCTCGACTTTCTTCATACTCTTCAGAAGTTGAATTAGATCTAATAAAGGCTTTTTTTCTTAATTCTTCAAGCTTCTTTTTTTCATCTACAGGGCTTTTTGCCATAAATGGACTTGAAAATTTACTACTTGTATCCATAATATTATTTTTTACAAACGCATTCTGCAACTGGACAGTCTGCTACATTGATGATTAATTTTGAAACTAACCAGTTCCACTTACAGCAAAACTTGCACCAAAATGCTTGTATTGCTAATCCCCATTTTACTAATAATTTTCCCATAATTTATTTTTTATTCATTACTGACTCATCAGCTTTACTTGTTCTAAAAGCTTTATCTCTTTTTCTATCAGCAGCAAACTTCGCTACTTCTTCCTTAGATCTAGCTAATTTACCATCTTTGCCTTTATCTTCGTCAGCGCCTTTTAGAACTATTTTACCGTTTTTACAAGTAAACTCATTTTTTTCTGCATTATATTCTTTCAAGCCATTAGGACCTTTAGCTTCATACTTTTTTTTCATTTTATCCCAAGCCGCAGTACACTTATCTTGCTTAAATGGTGATTTACTTTTCATCTTTTAAATGTGTTACGTAGTTGCCTTTTTTATCTTTTTTTACTGTAGAATAATCTTGAACGCTTAATTGCGGATATTTTCCAGTTTGTTTTTTAACAGCATCTTCTAATTCAAACTCTTCTACGTAATCTCCTTTTTTATATTTATTAGAAACTCTTATAGTGTCTTTAACTTCTTCTCTAGGATCTTTTTCTTTTTTAACTGGACTATCTTCTGGCGCTGCTAATATCTTAGCTTTTAATTCTTCAGGTAATCGATGTTGTTTTCCTACTAGTTTTTTATCTATAGGAGATTTTTTTATAAATTCTTTTTGAAATGGTGAACTCATGATTTTTTTGTTTTATTTTTTTGACAAAAGTTTCTAGCCGCTTCTACGCTACCGAAACCCCACTTTTTTAGTGCCATTGCTTTTTTAGTTGGTTCGCCTTTAGCATCTTTCATTGCTCCAGCCATACCAGCAAATCTACAAGCAAATGACACTCTTCGCTTGTTAGTTCCTTTTGTAAGTCTTTTACCTAATTTCTTACCGGTTTCAGATGTATATTCTGACCGCATTTTTCTATTTTGTTTTTCGTAAGCTTTTTCTTTTATTTTAGCAGGTGAACTCATATTACTTTATATTTTGTTTTACCGTTTTCCTTATATGCTTTCAAGCATTTGTTTCTATTATCTTCATCGTTAACATAAGACACGTGTATCCAGTTAGGATTCATATCTGTACCAAACTCCCATATAAGTTGATCAAAGTTTAGGTTTTCTTTTATCCATTGATACATCTCTGCATTGCTCTTGTGTCCATAGACGTCATCTAAATCAATTGCTTGACCCTTACAATGTTGAGAACTTGCTGATCCTCCTATGGCCTCGTTTAACGCAGCTGATCTAAAAAACGATGTAACTTTAATTGCTCCACCAACCCATTTACGAAGTGGTTCAAATATTTTTCTAGCGGTTAAACCCATTGTTTCTACTTGAGTAGGATTAGGTGTATTGTCTATATTTTTACGTTTAGCTGTACTTGAGTGTATAGCTTCTGCATATGTTATATGATCACTTATTTTTTCCATAAATTAGAATTTATCAGCTTGATTTATTTCATCTATAGTTGCTTGAACTTCTTCAAGATCCGTAGGTAGTAATAAATCTAATCCAGCTTTAAATGTAGCTTCTTTAATACCGTTTTTAAATATAAGTAAAGTTGGAGCCATACGTACTCTATGTTTCTTTTTTGCTTTAGGCGCTTTAGCTATATCTATCCTGTAATATGTAGCGTTTTTAATTTTTTCCCACTCTGCAAAGCAATTTTGTTTATTAAAATCTGCCCAAAACTCTACAACTATTGTTTCAAAATTGTTTTCACCAAAAGAAGACACTTGAGCTATGGCTTTTTCAAAATTACTGTCGTCAATCCATTTATCTTTAGGTACACTTGTTTGACTAAAAGCTATTGTTGTAAATAAAAGTAAAATTAAATTTCTCATCTTCCTCTTTGTATTTCGTATAAACGTTGATCAATTTTTTCAATAGTTTCTTTAATTTCTTCTACGTCTTCTTGTGTATCCATAATTGTTTGACGTATAAGCTCATCTTTTAAATCATATTCAACACGATCTATAACAGGCTCAGGTTTTATCATAGCTTCCTGTATGTCTGCCTGTAGAGTATACCACATGCCAGATAAAGTTACAACAAAGCCAACTATCATGCCTATTGTTTTAAAATCTAAAGTTATTTTAGTGTCTTCCCCTATTTGTGGTATTTTAGCCATTATTTAAGTGTTACGTTTATTCCAAAATTGGTATTAAATATTTCGCGATCCCAAAACTTTACATATTCAGCTTCAGCAAATAATCCTACTGTCTTCCATAATTTCCAGCCGAACATAATACCGCCTTGCATATCTTGCCATTGTTCAAGTTCCGCGTCTTCACGAAGACCTCCTTTACCCCAGTTGTTTCTATTTAAATAGCTAAAGTCAATATCGCCTTTTAAATACTTATGATAACCTAATATTAAATTACCATACATGTGCATCCAAAAATTGTTTTGGTAGTGATAAAAATCAAAGCCAATTATAGGTGCTATTTCTCCAAAAGCATCTAATAAATCCCATTGTTCATTGTTATAACGTAGCATTAGATCACCAAACACTGTGTTTCTAAACTCAAGATCACTATCGGCTACTCTATTACCTGCAGGATCAATCCAGTACCAGTCATATCTTTCATTACCAAATTCATCTTCTTCTGTAAAGAATATATCGTCATAGCCATATAAAAACCCTAATTCATACCAGTAGTTTGCAGGATATTCTTCACCATTTATTATTTCAGTTTCATTAAGCCATATTTCTATAGGATTATATCCAAAAGCTTGCTCATGTGTTCTATATATTGCACCAGCCGATACACTAAATTTATTACCTATAGGTGCTCTAAGCCTTACTTCAGCAGATTGGTATTTAAATCCTACATTACCAGCTTGTCTTTGTTCAGCTTTTATAATATGATACTTACCAGTGTGACGTATAAAATATCTAGAGTTTTCAAACTCATCACCACGCTGACGTTCTTTTTCATAATGAAACAAATACTCTAAACCTTGTACTGCAGCTGTAGGCGCAGATAAAGCTATATTGTTTTCTGTACCGTTATAAAAGTTAGGTTTATTTTCATAACCAAATCTAGCGAGCTTACGTATACCAAAACCGAGCCTGTAATCATTAGGAAAATACTCAGTAACATCTATTACTTGTGGAACGTCATATAAATTTCCATCAGCTGGAGGCCTTACAAAATAATCTTTGCGAGGCGTTTCAAATGAATTAGAAGTATTACCAGCAGCATATACACTAGAATACTTAAATACATTATCATATATTTTTTTAAACAACTGAGCGTTACTATTAAACGTAACTAATAATAACAATAGGCATAGTATTTTTTTCATATTATTCTCCGCATTTTTTAGATGGATCATCAACTCTTCTCCAGTCTTCTTTTTCAAACCAGTCTCTGAGGGTAGCTCCTTTTTTACGAGCGCCTTTAACATTAGTCTTAGACGATCTTTTATATTTACCCTTAGCGCCAGCTGATTTTTTAGAATTAACTAACTTTTGTCTTTCTTCTTTACTCATGCTTCTTATTTTAGAAGCTGGTAAACAAGTTTTAGTAGTACCACCACCTTTTTGTTTATTCAAAGGTGTTTCGCGCATTTTTTCTGCGTGGGCTAAACCTACTTTATTCCCATCTCCTCTACCAGAAACAGCTGCAGTCCTATTACGCATTTTATTCCAAGGTTTAGAGTGCATTACGGTGGCAGCACAATGCATCATAGGTGTTTTTTGTTTATATGCCATTACTTTTTATTTTTACCTCCAAAATTACTTGGCCCACCGGCTTTAGTACATCTTACGCCCCAACCTGAAGCGTAAGCGCTAGGCCAAACTTTAAATTTTCTTTTTGCTGCAGCTTTACAAGCTGAACTTATTTTACCGTATAATGGTGATCCCATGTTTATACCTGAAGCTTTTTTATTTATTTCCTCGCGAGTTCTTCTTGGAAGTTCTACTTCTCTGAAATAATTTGGATCTTCAGGTCTAGGCTTACTTGCTTTTTTAGGTTTTTTGTTTTTATTTGGCATCTTTTTTCTTTTTATTTTGTAGTTCAATTATTTTTTTAACTCTAGCGTCTTCATAACGCAATGCTTTAATTTGTTTTTTGTCAAGACCTAGATCTAATAGCATCTGTGTTTGCTCAGCTGTATTAGTATCACGCTTCATGATATCAATCTCTTGTTTTTTGCGCTCTGCCTCTGTAGGTTCAACTGGTTTATCCCAACCACCATAGTATGGTAAACCAACGTCATAAGAAGACCAGCCTAGTGCCATAGAAACTTTTTGCCACATTTGCGATTGCTCACTCATTATACCTCTTATATTATTAGCTTTTTTAATAACACGATCAATAGGTATATTTGTTGTAGCTGTTATAATTTGAGCACCTGCTAAATAAGCTGGGTTGTCAAGACTAAAACCTTTTTGTTTTATTTCTTTCATGTTCCAGCTAAAGCTTTTTAAACCACCTACTATTTTTCTATATTTAGAACTTATAGCTGGTGAAAAACTAAGAGCCTCTATAGCTGCTTTTTCATACTCAGGTCTCTTCTTACCAGACTCTTCATATATTTTCATTAAAGAATTTTTAGCAGCAACCATAGCCATACCTGCAATACCTAAGCCTTTTAATTGAGAATCAATCATACCGTTTGCAACTCTAGCTATTTTCTTGTCATCTTGTTTCTTTTTAGCCGCGCTTTTTTCTTCGTCGTCTTCATCATCACCAAAACCTATAGCGAACAGCGCTTGTTGTAAAGCATTGAATATTAAGTTTTGCATAACACCGTAATATGCTATTCTTGATATATGTGTTTTAGCGTCGCCTCTACCAGCAATAAGATCTTGTATTGATCTTTTTTGTATTCTAACATACTGCATTGGTGTATTAGCCCAGTTAAGTATAACACGACCAGCGGCTGAAGCTTGCTGCATACTAATTTTATCCGGCGAACTAGACTGTTGACTTTCTTCTGCAATTAATCTAAAGTCTTGAAAAGCTTTTTCTGTAGCTAGTTCTTGACTCATTCCTTCTTTAATATATTTATTAAGTCTATTTCTATAAAATGTAGCACCACCAGAAGCTATTGCAAAACTATCGGCGTATCTTGTAAGTACAAAGCCTTTACTTAATAAAAATGCTATAGCAGATTTAACTTTGTTCTTAGAATCTTTAACAGCATCTGCTATTTCAGATTCACTTACGTTTATTTTGAGACCATTACGCCGCTGTGTTAAGTAGTCAGAGTTCATAAGCGTCATAAAATCTCCCCAAAATTGTTTTTGGTTTGCAAACGCTTTACCTGCGGCTATAATATTATTATCACCCCAATTTATAAAGTTTACAGCAGAAATTGTTTGAAGCAGTGCAGATCTAGTATTTAAGAACATTACCGCACCAACAGAGTTATTAACCCAGTCAAGCACAGCACTTGTTTGATCATTGTAACCAAGTCTGTTTGTACCCGCTTTCATTCTAGTTAATGTATTCTCTAAAGCTCTACGCCAACGAGTTCCGTAGGCAGCTTCCATTTTGTTTAAATTTTCTTTTGAAAATATAATATCTACATTTTCTCTGAACTCTTGTTGATACTCTGTTCTGTTTACTTTGTTTATACCACCAATAATATCCGTAGTTAAATTACCACCTAACCAATCTTTGCCTGGCTTAGGATATGGTTTACCTTTTTGTATTGACATTAATTGATCTGCAAAAGCTTGAAGCTTAGCATCATCAGTTATAAACTTATTAAGTTTTCTTGCGTCTGCTTTTGAAAGCCCAGGTATAGACATGCCTTGCTGAGTCCACATGTAAGTACGAAGCGCGTGCTGATATGTGAATTTACCAACACCTGTTTCTGTTTCTAATGTTTTAGGTAAACCTGGAAACTGCTCTTTTAAAGCCATAAAGTCATTAGCTGCAGCTATTTTAGCTTGAGTTATAGAATCTTCAGCTTTGTTATATGTATCAATAAGATTTGTTTTTAAGAACTCATATTGAGCTTCACCTTTTTTACCGTTACCTATCAAGCTATACAATAAACCTTTGAAATCTTCAGCTGATGAAGCTAATGTTAACCAATCAAATCTCCCTTTATCTTTACCTATTGTTTTAGCTTTAGCAGCAGAAAAAGTTTTGAATGATTCAATACCTGAAGAGTCTTCAATCATTTGATTTACTATAGTATTAAATGTAGCTGACTTACTAAACTTAGCTTGCTGCACTCTAGACTTGACATCTATTTGATCTAATACATCTTTAACTGCTTTTACGTTTGCAGTAGAATCATCTGCAAAATAAAAATCATTATAACCCTCAGCTGCTTTGCCAGCAATCCATCTACCTTTAGCACCAGCAGTGCCATCACTTAAACCAGTTATATTTCCCAAAGGTATATTAATACCTAAAGCTTTCATAAAAGCCTTTATAGGACCAGCTGCGCTTTGTGGTCTGGCGGTTAATATAAATAAATCTTCAGTGCCTCTTGTTTCTGCTATTTTTTTAGCAACGTCAAATAATGGACCTTTTTTACCATCAATAACTTGTTCAAATTGACTAAAATCAAAAGTAGCACCTTGCTCTTCAAGTCTGGCAGCTTGTTCAGCAAATTGAGTTGCGTTTATTTCTTTAGTTCCACCTGGTACTTCTTTTAAAACTTCTAGTTTTTGCTGCTCATTTAAGCTGTTAAAGTTTTGTTTAAAGCTTGGTAGATTTTCAAATTCTTTTTTAAATTTTCTTCTAGCTACAATATCAAGCATATCACTATCAATGCTAGATAAAGGATTTATAACAATAACTTTACTATTAGATTTAGCTAATGTATCATCAAAATCAAATACTCTTATTTTCTTAACAGGTTTATCTACTTTTCTACCTTCAGCTAAAGCCTTGTCAAGAGTGTTTAGCTCGTCAGTAACAAGCACGCTGTTACCAGCGGCTTTATCACTAAACTTCAGGCTATTAGGTTGCATGTTGTTATTTGTAATACTAGGTTTTACTTTAGCATTACCAGAGCCGATCTGTGCATCAAGTCTTTTAACTGCTTCTGCTTGAGTTATTTCACCAGTCAAAACCTGATATGTAAGTTCGTTTTGAACATATATATTATTAGAGTTTTGATCTGATTTAGGTAATTGACGCGTATAGGTTTCAGCTACGGTTTTACCCATTATCTCTAAAGTATTACTGTTAATACCTTGTATATTGTCTCCGCTATTATTTCTGTTTACTTGAGGATTAAAATATCTAATTAATGGATTTTTTATTTTACTTACATCACCAGTTTTAAAATACTCTTTTAAACCATCATAAAAAAGCTGTGTTTGAGTTTCTTTATAATTATATGTATCACCATCCTTACCGTCAGTGTTTATTAATTTATTATCTTGTATTGTTGTTATACCTAGCTGAAAATAAGCTTTTTTAACAATAGGCATTATATTATTTACATCATTATACAATTGAGATGTATACATTAATGAAGACATATCATTAGAAGGATAAACATGCTCTTTTACTGTTGCTTTGTTATCTTTTAAGCGTTTAGCTTTTATGTATTCTTCACTAAGACCTACGTCAACAGCCATGTTTCTAACTAAATGAGAAGAAGAAACTGATTGTGTTCCGTAAATAGTAAGCAACGGCAAATAATTAGCTGGGTCTGCTTTTATAGCGTTTGCACCGCCTTGCAATATAATCTTAACACCTTTAGCATTTGCATCTACTTTTCTTTTAGCACTTTCTTTAGCATAATTTCCAGTTACTAAAGACGGAGATTTAGTTCCAAACGCTACTTTAATGCTTTGTTTTAACTCTGCTTGATCGTATGAAAGAGTATTACCCTCAGCTAACCATTTTTCTCTATTACTATAAGCGTTGTCTAATATTTTCCCAAATTGTGTTTTGTCAAAAAATATAGCATTGCCTTTAGAACTATAATCTACCATAGTTCCTCTAGTTAAAGATTCTAGTGGAACGTGCTTCCAAAGTTCGTTTTCTATATTTCTTTTTAAATATTCTACAGCTTTAGGATTTGACGCATTAAAGTTATTTACTGTTAATTCTTTACCTTCAAATTCAACTTTTATATTATTGTCTTTAGCAAACTTTTCAGCAGCTGTTCTCATTACTTTAACACCTTGCTCACCTAAAGTAGCTGTGTATACACCAGGTCTCTGTGCCTGCGTAATACTAAACTTAGCGCCACCACGTAATCGCTGAGGTGTTGTAGGTACTAAGGTTTCAAACATACGGTTTCTAATATGAGTATTTAATAAACCTCGTATTAGTTGAGCATATTTACTATCTCTATATAACTTACCTGTAGGCTTACTTCTAAGAAGATCCATATAATCTTTTAGTGTACCTGTGAGTTTACCATCAGTATATAAAGCATCTTTCATATTTTTAGGTATGAAAGTACCTCTACCACGAGTAGTGGTCTCATCTTTAGTTTTAGGCAGCCTTGCATAATCACTAGCTGCATTAGCTAACAAAAATCTTTGAGCAGCGTTTAAACCAGCTTCATCGTAGTTTTGATATGTTCTAGTTTTATCACTAATTGTTTCAGGATTTAAACCAAGCATGTCACCATATATTTTAGCTACAGCTGGTGGTACATCTTTTGTTTGACCAAACCTATCAACATCTACATCTTTAAAGCTCTCTGTAGTTGCTTCAGTTATTTTAGTTTCAAGCTCGCCTTTATCTTTAACACCTGCTTTTTCTATAATTGTGTTAGAATACTTAACTGTTTCGGTTGGTGTTTTAGGCGTTCTAGAACGTTTAGTTGTTGTTTGTTTTTTACTAGTATCTACAACTTGTTTAGCTACCTCAGAATCAATGCTAGTACCTTCCTGCAGCGTGCCCCCTATTTGTTTAGCACGTTCAAGTATTTCACCTTGTCTTTGACTCATTAAAGATCCTAAATAAGTATTAAGCTGAGCCGTATCTGCATTAAAATCTGCTAGTAAAGGTTTGTTTCTACCTGGAAATATGCCTTGCATCTGCTCAGTTACCGCCGTTTTAACAGCATCCATTGGTATGCTACCGGTTGGATTAAACTTAAGTCCTTTGCTAATCACAGGCCAGTTAGTCTCAACAATAGCTTCTATAGCTGCAAACTTATCTGTTTGGTTGCTAGATTCAGAATTAATAGTATCAACTAGGTTTTCGTTTGTAAGAGTTCCATCTCTTGAAAGATCTATAAACTCTTGACCTCTTGTGGTTATAGATCGTGTTGTTCTATCACTAGTTGTTAAAGCACCTTTTCTAATTAAAGCCTCTGCTCTTTCAGACACTTTACCTTCTTTTATACTTTTGTTATAATCTTTTATAAAGTTATACGCGTCTCTACCACTTTGATATTCTAGATTCTTAAAACCAGCTGGTCCAAATACAGATTCTTTTAACTTCTTTACAAATCTAAGTAGATTTTCACCTAAGTTATCAGTAAAACCTATTTGATTTTTACCTACAAGATCAGAGAAAACATTGAAATATTCTTCTGCATATGTAGCAGGATCTTTTTCTATTTTATTACCTTGATCGTCTAATACAAAACTACCATCATCGTTCATTTCATAACGGTAATTAGCATCAATTCTTTCTTGTACTAATCTAAGTTCTTTATTGCTTAAAGTATTTTTAAAATCTTCTACAAGTTCAACAGCTTTTTGAGGATTAGTATCAAATAAAGACTTTTGTATTTTATGCAACAACTCGTGCTCAGCAGCTGTTACCGCACCAACTGTAGCTGCCCACTCTTTGTTTATATATATTTGATTAGTTTTAGGATCTACATAAGCATCAACAAATTTAGGAACACCTTCTGGCAGGTTATTCATATCATCTATAACGTTTATACTTTCACCTAAAACTTTTTTAGTTACTTGTTCTACTTTATCAATAGCCTCTTGTATGATAGGCTCATTTTTAGCTTTGTTTTCTGCAATTATATATGGAGCTAAAATTTTTGAAGAATTAGTAGATATTTCATTTAATTGACTTTGTTTAGAGCTTATTAAATTGTCTTTAGTTTTTTGATCTAAACTAGTATCATTTGTAATATCTCTAATAGATCTTATTATTTCATATTCTTTAGCTTTATTATCTAATAAAACTCTTTTTTCATTATCGGTAAGATCATCTAATCTACTAATGTCTGTTTTTAAGGCTTTAACATTGTTTACAATTATAGAGTTAATTTCATCTTTTATTTTATTTACAGCATCAACACTTAAATCTCTGTTGTTTTCTAACGTTTCATTCAACTCTTTTATTCTAGCTTGGCCTTCTCCTATTATTTGAAATGATTGTCTACTTCTAAAAGGAGCTATTATTTGCTGACCAATTAACGGCGCTCTTATCGCTACACCAGCTGTCCAAAGAGTACTTAAAGCAGTTTCACCCAAATTATCAAAAAGATTTACATCTTTTTTACCCAAGACATACTTGTCACCAATATTGTTTATTAATTCATCTAGCATTTCACTAGGTATTTCTTCACCCATGTCTCTAGCCCATCTACCGCCTGCGGACAAAAAACCTTTCATAGTGTCACTAAAACCTTCTTTGAAGCCCGGTATATTTTGATAAGAAAACTTTAATCTACTAAGCATTCCTTGTGTTACATACTCTGTAGCTGCAGCAGAAACTCCACTTAAATTAGCCATAGTATACATTTGCCACCAGTTATAGTCAGCTGTACCCATGTCTATTTCTTTTTGCATTTCTCTAAACTTGCTACCTGCAACGGCTGCTCCAATTACAACTGGTGCATATGTTCCGCCCGACAAATATATAGCTCCATAAATAGGTATTTGTTGACCTAATGATCCACCAGCCCATCTAAGTATATCCATGCCTGACTCAATGTCATCAAGAGTTGTTGGTGGTGCCATTTGGTCGTTTAAATAATTTACCACAGAATCAACCCCACCTGTAAACTTATTTGTTAATTTTCTACTTAAATCTTCACCAGTAAGCTTATTATATAGTCCTTCAGCAGCAGTACCTATAACACCTAAACTTGCTACGTTAATACCCATTCTTTCAGAGTATTCTGCTAAACCATTTACAAACAAATCTAGACCCATCGTTGCGAATCTACCACCTGTTTCAGTTAAAAAACCGTAATTTTTTTGATAATAGTTATTAAAAATAGTTGCCTTATTAGCGTCATTTACTTTAGCGGCAGCTGTGTCAAATATATTATTTATTATATCTAAATTAGCGTTTGTTTCTAAATTAAGTAATCTTAATTGTTCTCTGGCTTCTGCAGCTTCTTCTTGAGTTTGATAAGTAGTATTAGCAAGACCTAAAGATTTAAAATTATTAGCAGTTACTTTTTGTATAGCTAAATTTTGTTTTAATATATCTTGTTTTAAATCTAAATCTATAGCAGCTGTTATTAATTTTTCTTTTTTCTCTTGAGTTGTATCTCCAAAAAGATCTGCTATATTTTTAAAACCAAAAGCTCTTGCAAAAGGTTGCATCGCTAAAGGCAAATCTTCTATTAAACTTTCAGAGTAGTTTCTATACAATTTATCAGTTTCTTGTTGTGTAAAAAGTTGTATATATTTATTTTTTACAATATCTTCAACATCAGCATCTGTTACTGTATTTATATCTACTTTATTTTTTTTAGCGTATTCTAACTTAGCTTGATTATAAAACTCTTGTTGTTGTAAAAGATCTTTATCTACTGGATCTAAAATATCTCCCACCACAGTTGAAATAGCAGCTTGGCCTCTACTAAATGCTCTTTGCCCAGCCCCTCTCCAAACTTTACCAACAATGTTAAACATAGAAGGCTCTTCAACTGGTTGAATAACAGTAGCTTCATTAGCTTTAGTTATAATATTAGGCATCATAGCATTAAGCTCTTCGTCTAAAGCCAAACGCATAGACTCGCCTTTAATTAAATTAACTGTTTTAAATTTTTCCTCTAAATCTTCAAGCTGTTTTTTATATTCAGCTAGTTTACCAGTCTCTCCCATAGGAAGAGCATCTATTTTTTGTTGTATTTTAGCTTTTTCTATATTATATTCTCCTAATTGACTTTTCTTTTCTTCTAACCATTTTTTTAATTCTGGATTTGATTTAAGAATTTCATTAAAATTAGACTTAGAAGCTTGTAGGTTTTTTTCAGAAAAATAAACTTCTCTATCAGCAGTAGTCATTCCATCAATTACCTTCTGCTCTTGATAATTATAAAGCAACATATCATCAAAAGATTGTATGCCTTCTCTATTTGGATCAAAATCTTGTGGCTGTTGTTGTTGTTGTTGCTTTAAAGCTGCTTCACGAGCTTTTCTTTGTTTGTATATATTATCTGCAACATCTTCAGATAAAAAACCTAATGCTGATTGTATAGATGCCTCTTGATTATTTAGCGTTACACTATTAGGATTATTTCTAGCTCTTTCAGTGGCATTTATAAATTCTTCGTCATCTTTGCCTTTATAAAAAACTTGTAAATCTAAATTACCTTCATCATCTACATCAGCCGTATATTTATAAGTAAAACCACCTTTGCCTTGTATTTCTTCGCCAATATTAGGTATATTTACTTCACTATTAACGTCTTTAAATTCTGTTTGTAAATAGTTTTGTATCTTACTTATTCTTGCGGTTCTATTTTTTATTCCTTCAACAGTGTCAAAAAATCTTTGACGAACCACTTCATAACTCTCTTCTTCTTCTTCTTCTTCTTCAGGCTCTTGTGATTCCGATGAACCATCTTCCGACTGAGATTCCGTATCTTCTTCCTCGGATGCATTGTCCGGTGTAGTTGTTACAGCTGCATCCTGTTGGTCCGCAACAACTTCCTGATTTCCCTCTTCTTCAATTACCTCTTCTTTTTCTTCAACTTTCTCTTCAACTGGTTCTTGTTTTTCAACAACTTCGGGTGTTTCTTTTTCAGCTAAAACACCTTCAGTTTCTTGCATTGATTGTTCTGCTTGCCACTTGCCAAGTTCAGCAATAATTTGATCTCTTGTTAATGGTGGACTAACAGACTGAAGTTCTATAGTTTTTTGTTCTATTGTCATTTAATTTAACTTAATTTATTATCTTGTAAAAATTTTTGTGCTTTAGCAGATCTTGCTTCTGATAAATCAAATACAGCCGCATCTTCTTCAACAGTAGGTAATCTATCTGTAATGAATTGTTTTAAATAGTTATTCATAAAATATTCTACAAATTTTTGTTCAAATAAAACTTTTTTATCTTGTGATAATGGTAAATCTTCTTCATAACTCCAACTTTCACTAGCTGCATTAGCATTTTGCACCATTTGAGCGTCTTCTTCTACGCTTGTTTGTTTAGCTAAATACACATTCCAAAGCGCAACAGCTTCTTGTTCTGTTGATAATATACCAGCTACTTCAGCATTTATGAAAGGCATAGATTTTTTTGTAATTTTATCTAAATCAAATTTAAGTATGTTTCTGCCTTTGCCTTCTCCTATGTCTATTATTTCATAATCATAAGAACCATCTGGATTTTTTAAAACAAACTCATCTGATATAACAGCTACAGGAGATAATTCTCCGTTTTCCTGTATTGAGTTACCTTCAAATAAACCAGTTTGAGGCATAATAGACATCATTAATTTTTCTATATTTGGCGTAGATGTTACAATGCTTGTGCCTTCTTTTGCTAGAGTTGATAGCGATACATTATTTATAACTAAAGGCTCTTCTAACATTGGTCCTGTAAATATAATTTCAAAAGATCCTGTTTCTAGTAAATACAAAGCAATATCGTAACCATTGTCTTTAGAAAAACCTGGCTTAGTAGTGATCATAGAATTAGCTACAGTGTATTTAAAATTGTTATTAGGATCAAAATTTGATTCTTCAGTTATAGCCAGTTGAGATGTAAGTTCTCTTAAAAAATCAAGAGCATTTTGTGGGGCTTGATTAAGAAGCTCTAATTGCCTGTATTCATATTTACAATCTCCATTAACACATTTATTATTATTAATATTTGACATTAACTTAGCATATGTTTTAGCCGTAGGTCTAAAAGCCTTGCCTAATATGTCAAAATTAAAGTCATAATTATTAGCTATAAATTCTTTATTAAAACCAAGAGCATTGCTTTTGTTAAACTGTTTTAGGTATAAATTTTTTTGTATGTTTTTATTTTCCATGTGTTATGTCTTAACTTCCGAATTTTCCTGCCGCCATGCCCATCATTGAATCTCCTAATCCACCAATTGCACCCATCATTGCATCAGAAGATGCTTTTTGAGCCGATTGTTTAGCACCCATTAAAGCTGCGATTTTATTTCTTTGGTAGTTTATATTATCTTGCTCTCTATTTTCTTTCATTGTCATTTTAATATTTTCACCCATACCTATTAATTGTTGAGTTCTACCAGCTTCAGATATTTGTATACCTTGTATTCTTTGTGCGTCAGCTAATTGCTGTTGCTCCATTTGTTGTTGACCTTGAGCTCTTAGTTTTTCATTTTCAGCTTCTTGACTTTCAACACTAGCAGCAACTTGTTGTTTGCTTTGCAGAGCCGCTTGAGCTAACGCGGTAGCACCACCGGCGCCTGCGCCTGTCGCTCTTAATGTGTCTAATGTATTTGCTAAAGCAATATCAGACTGCTCCATTTGTATTTCAGCTGCTTTTGTAGCTACGCTTAAATTTGCGAAAGGATTAGAAACTTTACTAGAAAGATCTTTAGCTAATGCCGATACATCTGTAACGCCGCTGTAAGGATTTACAATTTGCTGTCTAGAGCTTTGTAGCCTATTAAGCTTAGCGTTTTCTTTTTTTAATTGTCTAGCTAAGGCTCTAGCTCGTCTTTTAGCGGCGCTAGATCCAAAGATACCACTTGCTATTTTTAAACCACCGCCAATCGCGGCTACTGCTATCATTGACATATTAACTTGTTTTTTCGTTATATTCGTCTATTGTCATAGACACTAGTTCTTTTTCTATATCTTCTATATTTTTAGTATTACTAGGGTTTTTATGTACGTTTACAAATATAGAATCTTCTAAAGCATATATAAATCTTTTAGAGCCGGGTTGTGATACCGTATAACAAGGCGCTATATGCTCTATTTGTTCACCGTTGTTATTTATTAAAACTCTACCTTTCATTAAAAACCAAGCATGTAAATGGTTGTGTATTGCTCCTACAACAATATCGCCTTCGCTCATGTTCATTTGTCTTATATATACTTGATCTGCAAAACTGTGCTTTATAGGTATTTCAGGAACCTCTACTATGTTTTTACCATCACCATAGAAACCCTCGATATCATTATTATTAATAATAATATCTTGTATTTCTTGTACTGATTTATTTATTTTTTTAATATCCACTTGAAAAAACATAATTAGATGATACTGCAAATAGTTCTTTGTATTGACCAGGATCAGTTACTGTATCTGTAGACATAGTTACTTTAGTAAAAAATGCTTTTATTCCTGATATTTGATTTCCAAAATGAACCTCACCACTAGCTATTAGTGAAGTGTTTATTAAATTTGCACAATATTTATTTTCTTTTCTATAAAACCCTGCTCTAAATATAGGCGGTGTTGCAACTAAAGTTCCAGTATTAGGTGGATTAGCAGAATCATAAGCACCTTCAACATAACTTAATATACTGTTTGTAGTATCAAAAGTAAATAACTCACCATTTATGTTTGGTCCAACTTCATCTGAAACAAAACTATCTACTTGCCAACCACTTGTTCCTTCATAATTAATAGTTTTAAATACTTTAGAAGAACTAACTTGAGGATTAAATATAAAAGTAACTTTAGATGGATAAGCAATTCCATAAAAGTTGTTATAATCAGCTTCTGATGAGTTATGCAGCCAGAGCTGAGACCCGTTTGTAGTATAATATTGGTTTTTTAAACTAAAAGTTTGACTAGGTTTATAATCATAAAAACTAATCCAACCTTGCGCGGTTTCGTCATAAGAAACTGTATCATAATTTGATGTAGCTGGTTGTATAGATAATACATAATCTTTATTATATATATCAAATCCTCCTAGTAATTTACCTTTATTGCCTAAAACATCTACGTTTATTATTTTATTTCTAAAATAACTACGCATACCTGTTGCTGATATTTCTGAAAGTCCATTATTATCTAATTTCATTACGGAGTTTTGATATGAATCAACAAAATATTTATTGTAACCATAAACAGCAAAACTCTCTGGATGGTTGCCTATTCCATAGTTACCCGCAAAAGGAACTATTTGACCAACAACAGTAGTAAAAGAACTTACAGGTAAACCACCTCCTTCAGCGCTATATATTGCATCTTTGTCTATAAGAGCTTTACTTACTTTACTTTCTTGAAATATAATTAAATTAGTATCTTCAGCATATAGTTTTTGTATAGAACCGTTTATTGGGTCTAAACTTTTAGTTATATCTTCTGCTATACTAAAAACATTAGTTTGATTTATGCCTGTTCTAGAGTTGTATATACCAGAGTATATCATAGAATTAAATCTAACACTAGCATTTGGCTCTTCTTCAACTAAATATGCTCTAACACCATAATCTGTGGACGTATTGTTAAAACCACCTCTAATTCTAGCTTCTTCTATAATCCAACTTTTATCATTGTCTATAGATGTAGATCTATTAAATCCTCCAATAGCTTTAGGTATACCAAAAGAACCATTCCAAATAGGCGTAAGTGTATTTGAGTTATATGATTTTTTTAGCACAAAGCTATTAAAGTATTTTATTTCAAGTGTAGTTGCCATTTATATTGTTACTTTTTTTAATTTTATTTTACACAGGAACACAATAACTTAATTGCAGCGTAGCTCCAACATTGCCCGTCATTAACGTTGCGTCGTTTGCAAAAAGAGTTATAGTAATATCTAAACTTACGTCTATAGGACCTTGTATTATACCGACTGTTTGAGTTTCAGATGATCCTACAGGTCCAGGTACTCCAAACTGAAACGCAGGATAATCTCCTGAACCTGGACAAAATACTGTTGCTGAAAAATTCCCTGGATTAACGCCTGAAATATTGTCTATTGACAATGTGGCTTTAACTTCAACTGGTCCATTTTGACTTAAACTTACAGGTGTATTAAACACTACCTGTGAATCTGGATTAAAAGCACTAACAGCTCCATTTAATTGACCTACAACAAAACTTTGAGTTATGCTGCCTGGACAAGCAGGTACTAAAGGATTAGTTAATCCATTATCAAAAGATATAGTTTGTGTTGAAAGTATTTGAAATAAAGCATGGCATATTGAACCTGTACCACCAGCGTCTCTTGCAACAATATTTGCTATATAAGGTAAACCGTAAGAATTACTGGTTTCTTCTAAAAAATTAATTCCACCTCGTAAATAGTATGTTCCAGCTGGTTCTAGAAAATCTACTTCAGACGTTAAAAACACATGATCATTTGGGTCTGAACTTACATTTAAAAAAGCTGCAGCATCAGCAAGAGGCATCCAACCAAAAATTGTTCCAGGTGTAAAGTTAGGTCCTACTTTTATATATATTTCTTCTATCTCTGGTATAACGTCTATTAAATCTAAATTAGAAGTACTAGATCCGTTTTCAAAGTTTACTCTAGCTATATTTGGTCTTCCTAAGTTAACGAAATTATGATCTAGTCTAAAATTTGATCCTACTTGTGTAGCTATATTAGGATACTGCTCTGTTTGACATAAATCAGTTTTAGGAGGATTAAATTGAACGACAGTTGGTTTAGGAGGTAATACATTAATTAAGCTTTTAGTAACACTTAATAAGCTTGGCTCAGCATCTGCTCCAGCCCCAGGATTAGAACATTCAAATGTAAATGTAAAATCATTAGCAACTGTTGGATTTCTAAAAACTAAGCCAGGCGCATCAGCTCCAAACTCTAACGGTATGTTAAGTGCCCCTATATTTACGTTTTGATTAAAAGTAACAGTTGGCGACACAAAAGAAACTACCTTGGTTCCAGAAGATATACCAGAACCGCTCACTGAAGAACCTGGAACTATAGTGCCTACAACGCTACCAACATCTAAAGTTGTAGTAGTTGACGTACTAGCTGAAACAGCTGTGGCAGAACCCGGTAATTTTAATACTAATTTAAAACTTCCTGGTGTAGCTCCAGATGCTATTCCAAATATACCATTTTCAGGAGTAGCTGGATCACAATAAGGTATTGCAGTTTCTGATGGTGTTCCTAAAGCCGCTGCGTTTGTTGAAGACCCAAGTCCATCAACAACACTTATAAGTGTCATTTGATTAGCGGCTGGATTTGGAAAGTCACTACCGTCTAATCTTAATGGTTTAAAGCTTTCTGAAACGTCTGAAAGAGACGCGTTACCTTCTGTTCCAATAAAATCAAAATTACTAATTCTAGCAAATTGATTAGGCGCTGGTCCTTCGTCTATAGCCGTATTCAATAAATCTATTCTTCCAGCTGTTGTTGTTTCATAATATATATCTAGTAAAGATACCGTAGGTGCTGTTTCAAAAACGTTAAGCGCTGGTAAAGTAGTAAATACACCTGAAGGCGTAGGTACTTGTATACCAAATTGCGACTGAGTGTTTATTCTAGCTATTAACGAACTTGAATCAGGGAAAGAAGTATCAGTACCAGAAGGCGATCCACCTGCATCTGAAACATATTCATAGTTATAAAAAACATATTCAAAATTAATTGTAGATAAAATTGGAAACTCTTTATAGTTAAATAAGTCTTGTATTGTACCTACACTTGTACTTAAATCAGCAGTTCTACTTGGAAAATAAGCTTCATTTAAGTTTGCCGCTGCGGAGTTTGCGCCACCAGTATTAACTCTACCAAATAATCTTACACTACTTGGAAACTCTCTTTGTGTTGGACCTACTTCAGAAAGATCTCTAGGTATTTTATTTACATTATCGTTTGTTAATATAATATGAGATGTAGAACCTAATTCTTTCTCTCTACTTAATGGATATGCGGCCATTGCAGTAGGCACGTATACGTTGTAATATTCTTGCTCTGTTTGTTTTACAACTATTTTAAAACTATACCAACCAAGTGGATTATAGTCAGGTGATGTTTGATCTGAATTATAAAGTCCTGGAATACCAGGAGTTGCAGGATCTTTTTCACTTCTTATTAAATCGTTAAACTGTATATTTAAAGCATTACCATCAAAATCTTGAATACCATTTGTTGGGCTAGCTTCGTTTGGACCTCTATAAGGCGAATAAATAGACGATGCTAAAAATTCTCCTAAAGAAGCAAATTTAGACTGTTTTGAGAATATAACAGTAGACTGTCTTCCAAACCTATCAGCCAACACTACACCTACTTCATAGTTTCTATTTTGTTTTAATGTTGCATTAGGATATTCTACAATACTAGTTTTAGAGTCAACTTTATTTTTAGATATACTAAATTCTTGATTTGATCCCCCTTTTATGTCTACAGCTAATGTATAGTCTAAAAAAGAAGGTGGCGTATGCTTGTCTTGATAATTGCCATATATAATTCTATTGCTAGATACTTCTTGACTTAAAGCTTTAACAGGTACTTTATCATAAACTCTTGTTGTTTCATTTTGTGGTAAAACTTTAAACGGTTGTTTTGAACCATATTCATATTGGTAAAAATTAGAACTACCTTGAACGTTATTAGTTGTAGGTATGGTTTCAACAACTTTTATACTAGTTTGATCAGATTGTTTATATAGTATATCTATTTCAGAGACTTTAAAATTTGTAAATAAGTTTCCTGCTGTAGAAGGAAGTGGAATGTTTAAAAGTATTTTATTAACTTTGTTTTCCATAAAAGCAACTTCTGTGCTTCTATAAGCCTGTTCTTCATCTGATACTACATTTACATCACTACCTGTAAAATTACTACTTCCTTGTATGTTTGATGTAAAATAACCATCTTGTTCAGGTATAAAACAAGGTTGAGTAAAAGGCGCTATTAAAGAATATTCACCATCATCAAATCTATATCTATAAGAAAATCTAACAAATTTATCTTTTAAATAATCTATATTAGCGTTATTTTTAAAATTAGAATCAAAGTAAGGATTTGGTATACCTAATAAAATTTTATCACCCGCTGCAAAAGGAGCAGACATAGCAGGAGAACATATTATTCTAATATTAGTTGAACTTACTTTAGTAACACTTGTTACTTGTGTATTTTGAGAAACAAAATTACCAGAACCTGCTGGATTTTCTTTAAACACAGTATAACCTACTAAAGATGAATTAGCACCCGCATCATCATAAACGCCTTGATAATCAGCTATCAATAAATCAAATTGAGTTGTACTAAAAGGTGCCGCTGCTACAGACGTGGCTGTTGGAGATAGATATTCATCTACAGCATCTTGTAATGTTGTTTCAGGTTCTACAAAATCAAGTGCCATACCAACTGGTATTGTTTGAGCTTGATTAACTACTACGTTACCAGCAGCAAAATTTGATCCATCAACTATAAAGGTTTGAGGCAAAATAAAGTTTAAAACAAAAGTAGCATTATTGTCTCCACTTAATATAGTTATAGTTTCTCCATTAGTATAGCCATTTCCTAAATTGTCAATAGTAACTCCTGTAACAACTCCTGCAACTACAGTTATTGTAACTGTTAATCCTCTACCTGTACCTCCTGATGTTAATATTCCAGAACCAGCCGTGTAACCTGTACCTCCAACTATACCTGAAGCTAAACTTCCTACAATACCTAAATTAGTAGGATCTGCTGGGTTGGTAAAACCTGTAAAATTTAAAGTAGTACTATTTGTTGTTACAGCTGAAGTTGCTTCATGAACTGGGTTTACACTAGCTCCTGTTGTTCCAACTATATTACATGGTTGATAAACTTCTATAGCTTCATAAGGATAATATTTTGCTACAGATATTTGATCTTCGTTAAAATAATAACCATTACTATTATCTATATTTACTTTTCTAGGTTGATTTCTATTATCTGTAAAAAATAATAGTTCTTCTATAAGATTTATAGCGTAAATAGGTGCTAATGTAGAAAAATTAAGCCAAGATCCTTCTACTATTATTTTAAAATCACTGTTTAAAATAGGATTATAAGAAACTATAGCTGAGTAAGATTGTAGTAATGAAAAAACAGTTAATGTTGCTGGTGTAGTACCACCTGATATAGTTATAACATCACCAACCTGATATCCACCACCAAAACTTATTATGTTAGCCGACGTAACACCACCTGATCCATTTACTTCTATAGCAACACTAAGACCAGATCCTGAACCACCAGTTGTTGTTTTAGTTCCAGCTGTATAACCAGAACCTGCGGCTGATATTCTCAACGGCCCTTGAATGCTTGTTAACTCTACATAAGCATTAGAACCTCCTGCTTGAACTATATTAACTACATCTCCAATTTGATAACCAGTTCCACTGTTGTTTATCGATACAGCTGTTATTTCGCCAGCTACAACTGTAATAGCATTAAATGTCATGCCCGTTCCAGAACCTCCAGAAGAAGTAGCTGTTGCTCCTGAATAACCTGAACCACCATTAATTAAAGTCAAAGTACTTGAAGTTGTTCCTTGGTTGTCAGGATATAAATAACTTAAGCCTACTGCTCCTTCAGGAACGTAAGGCTCTATTATGTTGTTTGTTAAAAAAGCAAAGATTTTATCTTCAGCATCACTTGGCAATAAACCTATAACCTCTAAGTTTATTGGGTTACTTGGTATAGCTTTTTTAAAATCTATAAGTAAGGAATTTCCTAAAACAGTTTGAGCAGTTCCAACATTTCCTTCCGAACTACCATCTCCTTGTGACTTATTTATAGAAATATTTTTTGCATCTCTATACTCGCCATTGGGCATTAATCTATCATCGAGGTCTTTATTCATTTTAGACCTCATGAAGCTGTTTTTAACTTCTGCCATTAAATTCTAGTGTTTTATCCATTTAGATTTACCACGCATAACTTGTACTATTTCGTCAAGTTTTATGTTAGATAATCTTATTTTAGCATTTCTAAGTTTAGCGCTTCTATCTCTTTTAAGTCGCATTACGTTATTAGGATCTTGATTTGCTCTTACAGAAACTATATTGTATAAGATAGAGGCATATAAAGCATCTTCTGCAAGCTTAGGGACTTTAGTATCTAAATCAGCTCCTAATCCATCAGATATGTATTCTAGTACAATTAATTCATTCGCTAATTCATTTGAAAAAGACATTTTACCCTCTCTGTGATTAATACTAAACCAACCATTTATTTGAGATGTCTGCGGATCTAAACCATATAGCTTGCCAGTATTAAAATTACCATCAAAACCATATAAATTCCACCAATAAGCAAAATCATCAAAATTATCTAATAAATTAAAATTTAATAAATCCAAGTTTGCTTTAGCCCATCTTTCTTCTGTAATAGACGTGCCTTCAATGTTTTTACCAAAGTTATCCTGCGTGGGAACGCCGGTGTTATCTTGCACAGGATTATTATATGGATTTATTGTAAGATTGTTTACAGGATATATAATTCTTTTTATACCTAAAGAGTCTATTCTAGAAACTCTTACATAGTTAACATAGTCTTGAGGTAGTGCTAAACTTAGCGAAGATGGCACAGTTAACTCTTGCGAATGTATGCTTTTCAATGTGTCATAACTAAACTCTTGTAAAGATCTTTTAGCAAAAAATAATACATCTGACTTATCTACTCTTTGTAGTATTTTACCATCGCCTACATAACCAACCATAAAATTATCTATAGCATCGTTTAAAGTTATATATTCATAATCTCCATAGTTTTCTTCTACAGTTTGACCAAAAGCATTTTGAGCCCCATAATTACCTCCATCTAATGTTTTTAACTGAACAACAACATATGAATTTTGAGGTATTGGAGATGCTCCAGGAAAATTAATTGTGTTGTTCGATACTGTATATGTTGAGGTATATTCAGTGAAACTACCAGGTAAACCAGTTGTGCTAGTATAAACTTTAAAATTATTTAAAGCATAATCAACATCTGTTGGATCTGAAGATCCAAATACTAAATCTGTATCAAATGTCGTTACAAAGGCGGTTTGTCCAGCTGCTGCAGTAACTACAAATGGCTGAGCGCCTTGATAATACTGTTGATTTGTTTCTGTTATTTTACTCATTTATTTAAGATTTTAAATTTACTTCAGTAGTTTGAGCCTCTTGAGCAGCTACGTCTATAATTGTAGGGTCGTTTATAACAACACCAAAATACTTTAATGTATTTATAATTAAGTTATTTTGCTCAGATATATCTAATTGAAAGTCTGTAGAAGCTGATGTTCCTAATCCAACAGGTCTAAAAACATATTGACCTACACTACCTATAGTAAAATCCCAAAAAGGACTAGTAGGATTAGTTAAACAATTAACTAAAACACTATCATTAGCCGCTGAGGGTGATGGAGATATTTTTAAAACTAACTGATTTAAAGGTTGTATAGTAAACGTGGCATCGTTATTGCCTCCTACAATTGTCAAAACATCACCAAAATTATAACCACTACCAAAATTTGTTACAAAAAAAGACTGTATTACGCCGCCAGATTCTGTAACATTAACAGTAAGTCCTGTACCAGTAGCACTACCTGTAGTGGCTCCTGTGGCTGGTGTAGCGTTATAACCAGTACCGCCACTAATTAAAGAGCTAACGCCTGTGTTAATAGACGCATTAGTTGTATAAAATAAAGGGTATTGTTTTGTAGGTGATGTTAATTTTGATCTAGTAATTTTATCAAAATCTTTTTTGCTTGCAAGTTGCGTAATTGAGGAATGCTGAGGTTGCCCAGAATAAGTAGTAATAACTTCACCTATTTTATATATTGTAGAAGTGCTATTATTATAAAAACAATCATTATTTGAATTATATGTAAAAGCTATTTGCTTTTCAAAAGGATATAACTTATATGCTATATCTTTATACATATTAAAAAACTCAGTATCGTTTTGTGTATTATTTTGATTTTGACGATTAACTTGGTTACCGTCAGGAAAGTACGATTGAAATATTTCTTTTTGAACTAAATCAGCAATACTATTAAATTCAGCTGGTGTAACATAGCCTCTTTGTTCTTTGTTTAATATATACAAGACTGTTGTGTATACTGTATTTACGCTTACTGCCATATTAATTTTTTATTTATACCATAAAGGCGGCCGAAACCGCCTATATTAGTATCACTTGTTTTTATAGTTTTTTATCTATAGATTTATAGATCTCAACACCTTCATCTGTTTTCAAAAAAGCAGCAAATGCTGAGTAAGGGTTTTCATCAAAAGGTACGTTCATTAGTTTTCTACCATTTGATCCCCATGTAAATGTTCTTTGATCACTAGAAAGCCTAATTATTCCAGCTTCTTGAGCTCTAATAGCAATGTTTCTAAGTTGAACATTGTCATCATTTGCTAAGTTTATAAATAAAGTTGGACTTTTTTTAGCAAACAATAGTAAATCTCTTCTAAGTTCTTTAGAACTCATAGAGTTAACTTTTGATCCTATTTCAACTCTTAATATAGCCTCTGCTTGATCTATATCCATGTTTCTAGCTGCGTTTAAAGCATCTATTTGAAGATCTAAAACGTCTAGTTCATCTTCTGCTTCAGCAACCGCGCTAAACTCTTCATACATTCTACCTCTTAAAGGGTGATATAAAGATAAAAGCTTTTGTAGATTTTGTTTGTGTTTTGGGACTTGTAATGATCCGTTTTTAAACATAATATGTCCAAGAGTCGCTTCACCTTTTTGTTCTTCTACAAATGGAGAATCTTGGTTTGTAGCATATCTTATTTCTTTTTGAACTCCTGATTCTTTATCAAAATACAAAAGCGAATGTTTTCTAGTATGCTTACTTGGTATAGTCATCGTTAAAGGTGTTTTATTACCTTTTAAATAATAGATTCTATCCTTAATTTCCCAACTAGGTTTTGTTGGTTTAACTTGTTTTTTTACTTGTACTTCTTGTACAATAGTTTCTTGAGGTGCAACCTCAGTAGTTTTTACTGCTTTAGCTTTTTTAGCCATAATATAATAAAATTAAATAGTTAATAAAAAACCTCGGGGCTACGCTCACTATGTAGCCCCGTGGTTAATTTAAGAAGCAATTACACTCCTTTGAATAATACAAAGTTGTTAGCAGCTTGTGTTACTAAACATCTTTCAGATAGGAAGTTTACTTCCATAGCATCTAAAGTAGATGTAAAAGCTCCACCAGCAGAACCAGTCAACCAAGACTTCATACGTCTATCGTCTCCTTGAGAAGCTCTATAACGTACGTGTAAGAATGGTCGTCTAATGTTTGTACCTAAAATTTGGTCATAAACAGTAGAAGTTCCAGCAGGTACTAATACACCTTCAATAGAATTAACACCGTCAATAGCGCCACGTGTAGAAGCGTCATTTAAGTATTTCCAGTCTGTTTTGTAGAAATCATAAGATCCTCTTCTGAAACCGCTAAAACCTAAGTTTAGTGCCATTTCTTCAGAGTTTTCAAATAATCCAAACGCAGTACCGCCATCAGCACCTGATGAAATTTGAGATAACATGTCGTCGAAATCAAGAGCTGTTTGTCTTTGTAAGAAAAGCATGTTTTCTTCAATAGCACCTTGAGTATCTAAGTTTTTCAAAATTTCATCAAACTGAGTTAAACCAGCAGCAGCAGTAAATCCAACATTTACATTACCACGATCTTCAATAGCGGCAAATAAACCTTGTGTTCCAGGTAATTTATCTTTACCACCACCAACACCAGCGACATTTGTATTTAATTCACCTTCTACCATTGCCATTTCTAGGTAATCTTCAAAACGTAAACGAGTTTCAGATTCAGCCTTTAAATACCATAAGTATCCAGATGTACCATCTTCAGTAGCAACTTCAACCCAACCGATTTGAGCCATATCAGAGCCGCTAATTACATATTGGCTACGAATAATAATTGGCGAGTTAGAAAACTGTGAAAACTGAGGAGTTACAGAAACTCTAGTTTTAGAGTTACCTATACCATTGTCAATTAAACTAGTTCCTTTAGTGTACTCAGATCCGTATACAAATATTTTCAAAGTTGTAGACGAAGAAAATACAGTCTGTACATCAGACCCAGCATATAACTGAACACCGATATGTGCGGCATTAGCTAAAGCACCACCATTTGCTGTAGGTACTTCATCTACAATACCTTTAGCCTCGGTTCCAGTTACTGTGTCCATAATTACAATAGTGTCATTTAAAGAAATAACATTTACTACAGTTGTTCCATTCACTGTTGTTAAATCTAAACGATCAGGATCACCAAGGTTTGCAGCTACGTCAGTGTACGCAATATGCAAGCGGTTTTGCTCAGACCAAATAACTTGATCAGATGTCATTGGCATTTCAGCGCCAACCATTCTTAAAAATCCAGATAAAGTACGGTTTCCGTAGCGCTCTACTTCTTGCTCATAAATTTCTGGTAGATATTGTTGTGCAAAATCATTAGTACCGTCATCAAACTTCAAAAAGTTTGTGTCAAGCAACTGCTGCTTTTGCGATGGGATAATAGTCCCAAATTGAGGAGTTAAACTCATAATTAATAATTTTTATTAGTTAAATTTTTTAGTTTTTATTTTAAGTTTTGTAGAATCAGAACCTGAAATAGCTTTAACTTTAAGTCCGCCAATAAAGACATCACTTTGAGAAGTTCTAGCTTTAGTGTCACTCAAATTTTTTGATTTATTTACAACGTCTTTTACAGCATCTGCTTTTCCTTGCTCATAAAAATGAGCGGCAATCTTATCTACGTTTTCAGCAGCATAAATAGCCTTGTGATAACCACTAACGTCTTTAACATTACCATTTTCGTCTAGGAACTTCCCAACGAGGTTTGTTATATTAGACTGGCTCTCTGCAACCTTATCTTTGTTTTGAATATTATACTTATATTTCTTTTCACCAACACTGATATCAAAACCTTTGAAATCATCGCTGAAAAGTTTTTTTGTATTATCTTTAAACAATTGATGCTGTTGCTCAGCTTGTTTTTGCTCCTTGTTATATCTATTGAAAAAATCCATAGCTTTTTGTTGTTCTTGAGTAACGCCCGGTCTCAACTTGATCTCGTCGTAGTATTTACTCTTAGTTTCTTCTAAAAAGTTTTTGGCTTTCGCAACTTCTTCTTTAAACGCAAGTTTCTTTTTGCGTATATCCTTATCTTCGTCGATATCTTCGTCATAGTCAAAATCTTCTAGTAAAAGATCAACATCTGAATTATCTAAATAAGGTTTATTCTTTTTATAATACTCTTTCAAAAGAGTTTTATCGTCTATATTGCTGTAGTCAGCATTTAAACGAGTATAATCTTCTATTGTCCCACCAGTGTCTTCCATAAAGGCAACTAGTTTTTCAATATTTTCTGGCAATGGTTTGCCTAATACTTTTTCATCTCTTATAGCTTCTTTAACTTCTGCTTTAACTTGTTTAACTTCAGCTTCAGTTACTTCTTGGATCGGAGAAAACCCTTCAGCAGTCTCGTTGGACTCTTGTACAGGTTCTCCCACCTTTGTGCTACCTCCGGATGGTTTTTCCACAGATACCTCCTTTGTTTCTCCGATTTGAATGGCATCTTTGTCTTCTTGTTTTGGAATTATTACTTTTTTAACTTCAGGCTCTAATTCAACTAAAGGTTCTTTTGGATTTATGTTTACCTTAGTAACATTATTCTTAGTTTCAGTTAATTTTTTAGGTGTTTTCTTTTTTATTTTAAAGTCACCTTCCTGTTTAACAGGTTCATTTGTTTTTACTTCTGACATAATATAATATAATTAAATAATTAAATAAAAATTAAGCAAACGCATTCATATCTACGTCTACATCTTGTTCAAAATCTATTGGAGGTCCATCGACATTTCTTTGTGTTATCATTTCACTTTGTTGCGTACCCTCCATCTTAATACGCTTGTCTTTTCTGTCTTCTATCATTTTTTCTTTTGCTCCAACAGCCTGCATGTCCATTTGCTTTAATTGCATATCAAACTCAAATCTTCTTTGCATTTTTTGCATTTCAAGCTCGTTTTGCACTTGCATGCGTTCAATTTCCATTTGATTTTTAGATTGTTCAAATTGAACTTTACTTCCAGTAACAGCCTCTTGTTTTTGAACTTCAGCCATAGCTGTTTTTTCAGCAGCTGAAGCTTGAGCGTCTGCTTGAGCTTGTATATTAGACTGCTGTATTTCCATATCTTGCTTCTGCTTGGCTTTACGTTTAACCTTAAGCATTTGATTAGCAAGTTTAAGATTTTTAATTTGTCTAAGATCTATAGCATCTTCAAGGTTAATACCGCCTTGTTGTATAGCGGCTTGAATGTTTTGTTCTAATTGAGCTTGTTCTTCTTCGTCTGGTTCTAGTTCTAAAAATATACCAAAATCATGAAGATTCAAATTTACTATTTCCTCTAATGTTTTTATATTAAAAGTTGATATAGAGTTTTGTAAAGAACTTTTTGTAAGAGGAAACTCTAATGCATCTGCTACTCTAAGAGCTACGTTTTCTGATATTCTAAGAGTTAAATACAAACTAGACTGTAATATATGTTTAGTGGCTGTATTAGACGCATTAGCAGCTAGTTTTTGTAATCCAACTAACGTGTTTCGATCAGGTAAGCTACCATCTCTAGCTTCATTAAGTCCCGTAACGTCACGTATCATTTGTAAATAATATTGATATGTTTGAATTAAGCTAGCTATTTTAGCATTACCACTTCCGCTTTGTAATTCTTGAACAGGAACTTTACCAGCGTTCATTTCACCATCTTGAGTTAGTGACCTACCAACTACAGAACCTGTTTGGAAATACATGTTTAATGCCTCGGCAGGATTATAGTTAGTACCGTTACCTAGATCAACTTCAGCAAGTCCATCCATATCTAAATATACACCATCTGGAACCATGCGAGATATTACTTGTTGCAGTTTTAAATGCGTAAGTTGTATCATATCAGCAAAACCAGTACATCTACTTACCAATGACTCTATTCTGCCTTTGTATATTCTTGGTGCACAAATGGCGTAATTCATTTTAACCTTAGTAGTATCAGACATGGGTCTTGTCATATTTTTAGACAATTCCCAGTTTAACATTATATTAGTGCCTAATACTTTAGCGCCACTATATAAAACTTCTATTGATCTTGATACTCTTTCAAAGTTGTCATTTTCAGGTGGATTAAAAGTGTCTGGCTTTTCAATAGCTTTCAACAAACCTTGATCAGTTTGCTTTATTTTAAAAACTTGATTGTGATATGTTTTGTAATCAAAATAAAGAACCTGAACAGTATTATTGTCATAATTACCGTAACCAGTTATATACGATTTATTGCCTGGAGTGTTTTGAATAATTTTTAATTCATCTTCAGGTATTCCTGGAAACTCTTTTTTTAGCTCTGGTATTGTTAAAGATTTAACTTCTCCAACATAGTATATATCTTCAAAGTTTGGATCTTCAGTATATGAATAAACCATATAAGCTGGATCTACATAATCAATAGTTACACCATTAGCTACATTAAAATCAGTTTTAACAGCGGCTATTCCTATAACCGCTAAGTCCATATTTAATCTTCTTCTAGTAAGATTATATTTATTTTGAGCCATTACAGAAGATATAGCTTCTTCCTGAGCTATTTCTATTGACTGCTTGTAGCTTAATTGCATATGCAACTCTAAATCATCAGAAGTTTCAGGTATTAAATCTTTGCTTGGAGATTGATATGCATCGATACCTAGCGTTTGCTCTAAGTTTAAAAGATATTCTTTAGATATCATATCTTCATATAACTTTGTAGCATAATCTGTTCTTTTTTTAACAGATTCAGGATCTTGAGCATACGCTTTTATATCGTAAGATTTTTGAGATATTCCGTTTACAACTATATCTACAAACTTAGACAAAATAGGTACAGGCGTCCAGTCTAAATTAAGATAAGACAAATCTCCGTTTATAGATAATTCGTCTTTATATTTTTGAACACTTTGCTCGCCTCTAGCATAAAGTCTTAATTGATTAAAATTATTCCAATTAGTTATATACCTATTACCTGTTGTTCTGCCTTGAGAAAACCATTCTCCTTCTATAGCTTGAGCAACTTGCTTGCCATATTCTAAGCTAGATTTTTCTTCTTCACTAACTACTTGGCTAGGAAACGCACTTCTTGTATTGGTGTATATACCCATTTAACTTATTATTTTTGATGTAACTCCTCTGTTGTCGTATTTTTTTATACCTAAATCAACCGACTGTAACTTGCGCGGTGCACTTGGAGCATACCTATGCTTATTGCATGCCATTAACGCTAGCCCAGAGCTTATAGAAGCATCATGTTTTGTTCTATTATTTATATTAAATTTAGCCCAGTCTTCTAATGTTCTTTGAAAATAAACATCACCATACCCTGTTTCTTTTAAACCTACAAAATCTTCTATATAAGATTCAATAGCTGCGGCGTGAGCTTGTTTTATATCTTCACTTGAATTAGGTATACCTCCTAATTCTTTTTCAGTAACAGAAAGCTTATTTCTTTTTCTATCAGGCCTATTCATTGAAAAACCTCTATAGCCTCTTCTTTTAAAATGATACAATAATCTTGGCTTATTATTTTCTGCTAATAATGGCATTCCATAAAATACACATGCCATTAATACATCTTCAAAAAATATTTCAGCTGTTTGAGGTCTAGCTATATATTCTAAGAAAAAATGATTAGGTGGCGTATCTGTCATTGAAAACTTTGTGAGACCGTGTAAAGATCCTTTTGAACCTCTTTTATCAACTGTACCTGATATATCATAAGGATCACAACCAAAAGCTCCTAGGCTTTCATTTAAAGGATATTTAACGCCTCCTTTTGTTATTACTGCATTTTGCATATTAACTGGTGGAACCCATGTTATTAAAAACCTACCATTATCATTTGGCATAAACAAAACTTTACTGTCTTGTATACCGTCTTGCCACATAAAATTACCCTTAGTGATATTTATAGAGTTCTTAAGATCTTCATTGAAATCTATTTGCTCGTATATTTTAGTTAGATTAAATAAAGATTCTTTTGATTCATCTCTAAAAGCGTGCTTAGTTGTACGTGGAAATTGTCTATAAAATTCATTTAAAGCGTCTTGATCTTTTTTAAGACCTTCAACTTCATTATTCCAATACTCTATTACACCTAAATCAATTATTTCACCCTGAGGACCTTGTTTTGGTTCTTTAGGCGTGTCGAAGACAGGTAATCCATAAGAATCAATGTATCCTTCGTAATTCCACTCCATAGGTATGAACAGGCTATATAATCCAGAGCGAGTTTGTCCATTCGCATTTCGTTGAGTGACATCTGAGTCATTGTATAGTTTTTTAAAATTATCACCACCTTTGTCTAATGAGTTACTTGTTGAACCCATCATGCATTTTCCTATGACTCTGCTTCCTAGTCGTAAACAGGTTTTCGTAACCCTCCAGTTGTTGAGTATGTTTGTCGGGCGCTCCCATTTACCGCTTTCATCATGGACGAGGAGTTTGAGTTTCTCACCGTCATACGAGTTGTCGCCTGTGTTTTTCCAGTCGATTGTGGTGTCAAGACCATCGAGCTCTCTAAGCGTCTCGTTGTTTTCAAGTTTTTTGCGCGTATATTTCGTTGCGGGTACTCTATACGCGAGTTCTGTCTTTGGACGATCCATTCCGTCCTGTATTGGTTTGAAAAAGAAGGGGTAATTAACCGATATCGGTACAACCTTGTCGGTAAACATCTTCTTGGCATCAGGACCAGACTTTGATAATATCCCAAACCTAGAGTCGCTTGATATTGTTGCCATATTAACGCACTCCCCGGACGCCATAAAGGAAAACCCAGAACGTCTGTTCTTAAGATAACACATTCCATAGGATCTAGGATCGGCCTTACAAGCCTCCCAGAATATGTAAAATAATCTATTTGATTCACGGAAGTCTGGTTGACCGACATCAATTTTACTCCACTGCAAGTACATGTAATGAGTACCAGTAAGGTAAGTAGCCACATCCTTATTATAGAACCAAAAGCCTTCTTCCCTGCGGACAAACTCATTATCGATGTAATCATACCATTTTTCTTTAAAGTCTATCGGATATTGCTCCCAATCAAATACTGACTTTATTTTTTTTAATATTTTAGGATATTCTGTATACTCCCACTTATTTGTTTCAAACTTATGTATATTATTAGCTTTAGGTAAAGCTATTTTTAAGTTTTGTATTTCATATATTTCACCTATTGTACCATCTTTACTTATTATAACAATATCATGCTCTTTATTATAACCGTACTCCCATTTTTTATAACGGTTCATACGTTTTAAAACCTTAGGTTTTATATGATCTTTTAAAACTTTATATAACGATTGTTCGTACATTATTTCTTAGATCTACCTTCTGCAAAACCTTTAAAAGTTCTTTCTTCTTTAACTTCTTTTGGTTTTTCGTTTAATAAGTTTTCTTCTTCTTCGATACGACTAAGTATTTCAAAGGCATCGAATATAGCTAGCTTTTTAGTTGCCGCTGCGTTTTTAAGTCTGTCAGCTGATATATCATCATCTGAATCAACAATAGCTTCTTTAGCTACTTTGATTAATTCTTCAACTGCTCGCTGCCCAGCTTGGATTATATTCTTCTTCGTTTCCTTGGTGTTCATACTTAATTACAATATCATTAGATTTCATACAGTAAAGCCTCTTTCCTTCAACTAAAAACTCCCATTCACCGTTTGGCGTATAGCCAACTAAGCTTCCTGGGGTTATTCCTAGCGCTTCTAAGGACTTATTGCCATATTTTAATATACCAATAAGCTTACGCTCTTTATCAAGCGTTAGAGAATCATTACTTTTTATAGGTGTTATGAAACATCTGTCACCAACAGTGTTCCAACCTTTTTTATTTTTATATAAATAAACCTGGTCAAGGCTACAAAAATACAAATCATTTTTAAAATAAGATCTGCTTTTCTTTTTTTTACCTTTCATATCATAAAAGGTTCTAAACACATTTTGGTGTATAACTACTATATCACCTTTTTTAATGTTAGATTTAAAAGACAACGGTGTTTCTATAATTTGAGCTAAACGGTTTACAAACTTCCAATTTTCAATTTTAGTATTAACAATTACATTTTTGTTTCCTACTTTGATTGTGTTTGTGTATTTATCGCCAATTGGCTTTACAATAAAGTCATATAAGCTTTTCATTAGTATTCTAAATCATACTCAACAGATACAGCCATGTTAGAATTAAATTTTTTCCATGGTAATACCTCGTTGTTTTTCTTTATATGAATATTATAAGATTTATCAGCGTCATCAAATAAAATATAAGCTATTTCATGACCTCCGTAAACTTGTTGCCCTATAGAATAATGCATTGCATCATTTTTATAATCAGAGCCTATACTAATTTTTCTTATAACTGAACTCATTCCGCTTCTTCAGTTATTTCAGTATACTCGCCTGTTTTTAGATCTATAGATATTTTACCATATTCTTTTTCAAGCTCTTTCTTAAGTTCTTCTAAAACTTTGTTAACTTCAGCTACTTTATGAAGCAGTGCGTGTTTTTTACTTTCTAAAACACCTATTTCAATAACGGTATCTTCGAGTTCTTTATTTTGTTCTACAACTTTTTTTAATTGCTCGTCTGTAATTTTTGCCATTTTATTTAATTTAATTTAATTGTTTTATAACTATATAGTTACACTTGTTTTTTAAAATCTACTTACTATAACATTAGTATAGGGCTTTTTAGATTAGTTTGACTAGTATCTATAGATTTCCAAACAAAAGGCAATGTATTGTACGCTTCATACTCAATTTCTATTGGATTATCCATACCAGCTAATACACCCACAACGTTTCCGTCTTTATTGCTAGCACATATAGATACAGCTTGATTATTCCAAAATATAGTAGAATCAGGATATCTAATGTCGCTTGATCCCAGTGTTATTTCAATTTCACCACTAGCAGTCCCAGCTCCACCAGGTTCACCTAAACCAGCTACTAAAGCCGCGGTATTAAAAAAAATTGTTAAACCATCAATTGATTTGTTATATAAAGCAGCTTTAGAAGGATCTTTAACTATTGCGTTTATTTTTTTTGGATTTCCTGATGCGTCTGTAGTTATAGTAAACGAATATATTCTATTCAAGTTCAGACCTGCTTGTGCTAGCCCTGTTGATAAAGTACCACCGCTTGGTTGACAAAGTGTAGGTGGAAGTGATGGCGTAAAACCAGCACCTGTATTAATAGTTGTAGGTAAACCTTTACCGTCTTGTATTATACTCTCTATATATATTATAGCTCTATCAGAAAAATTACCTATACTTGCTGTATATCTTCCCATTTTTATTTATTTTATTTATTACTTATTGATTTAAATTTTTCTGCACCGCGAGAACCAAAATAGGCTACATACACGGTAATTAAAAGTGATTTTAAAAGATCAACCCAACCTGAGTCTACACTAAAATCTATATCAAAACTATCTAATAGTATTAAAAACACCATAGATACAGTTAAAAATATTAACGTCATTGGACGTGTATTTTTAGAAAGCCATGAATCAGACTTCATGTCACTGTCCCAGCGCTTTGATATTTCTTGCATTTCTACCATATCTTGCTCTAATAATTTTAAAGCTTTTTCTTTATCTTCTGGTGGTAATATTACTGGATCTTCTTTGTGTATTAAGTTTTTTACTACGCCTAATAAACCTTGATCTGGTAATACATCACCAACAGTTCCTAATATACCCGGTGCGGCTTTACTTAAAAACTGACCGACTTTAGTATCTTTAAATTTCTTTTTAGGCATTTTTATAAGCCTCGTCTTCCCAAGGCAGGTTTTTTGCTCCTTCGTTCATTTTATTTCTTGGATAAACTTTACCTTTCCAATAAACGTTTTTGTCATCATAATTAAGATCACCGCGTTTCATTTGGTTTATATGAACCATTTCGTGGTTTATAACGTCTTGAAGTCTAGAAGGATCTACGTCTTTATTAATAATAATTGTACCATTATTATTAGCTTTACCCAAAACATCGTCTTCCATATTTACGTGATATATTGGAGTATTGTCTATTTTATACGGTGGATTATTGAGTTTAAAAGCCATTTATTATATATTAATTCTGTAATGTTTTTAGGCATTGTTGTTGAAGGCCTAAACGCAAACTCTGAAGCATAGGCTATATTTTCTTTTATTAAAAAATCTATTCTAAAAAAATCTAATCTTAACTCCTTTGCTATGTTAGATATTTTTTTATATGTATCTTTTAAATCTATGTATTTATTTTCTTCTTGTATATAGTCTATTACGTTGTTTAGACCGTTTTGAAGAGACGCTATTATAGGATTCCCATAAAGAACAAAAACTTTTAATTCGTATTTTGCTCTTATATATTCTTCTATAATAACACCTCTTTCGGCTTGATCAAGCATCAACGGTTCTTTTTCTCCAGCAGATTTATCAAAAACTTTATTCATGGCGTAATTACCATATAGTTTTTGAGTTGACTTTTTAAAAACATTTCTGCTTTCAGACATATGAGCTGGTTTAACTACAAACTTGCCGTTAAAAAATCTTTCAAAATTTTCTTTAGTATTTGAATAATATATTAAATTTGCAACATTCAATCCATGCTTTATAAAAAATTTTTTAGCGAAATATTTATTATTAAGCTTTTTTAAATTTTCACACTTTATATTATTTCTAATATTTAATGTTTCTTGATAATCTTTACCAAATTCTAATTTATATTTTTCTAATACGTAAGAATAATTAAACTTAGGATACCAGTTGTTTTTTATTGTTTTTTTTTGTAAGGAAACATTTTATTTAAAGCCCCTTTTCTAGCTTCACAGCCACAAGGAATATTTAATCCTTTGCTCATTGTGTCTACAACCTTCTTAATACCTGTAGCTTTAGTAAACTTTTCTATGCTGTCTCCTAAACCTGTTGATCTCATTAATTACCTTTTACGTAAACAATACTTGATATTGTGTAGTCGTTAGAAGACGGTACTTCTATTACTCTACCTCCAGGATTAGCTGTTAAAGCTGAATTTACAGCTGAAATTAACGCAGTTGCCTGAGCAGCGCTTCCTGTAGTTATATTCCAGTAATTCATTGTTTCTTCATTATTACCATCAAAAAATGTTGAAGTGGTGACAATACTCATTACTGATGAACTTACGCCTGCGTTCTCAAATTCATCGCCGGGCATAACCGCTATAAAAGTATCGGCATTAAAAACTTGTGAGTTTATTTTTATATATTGTGCCATTTTTATTTTTGTTTTTAATTATTAAAATGAGTTAGCGTATCCGATAGCTCCTACAGTGTAATCACCTGCCGGTACTTTTATTAGTCTACCGCTTGGTGCTCCTAATAAAGCAGTGTTCATAGCCGCCGCTAAATTAGCCGCTTTACCTGATCCAGCTTCTATTGTTATTCCGCCTTGGACTTCATCTCCAAAACCAGATGTAGTAGTGTTAATTACCAAAACTTTATTAACGGATTCTGTGGTAATGCTAACTATTTCATCAGCGTTTATCACTACTGATTCTGATAATTTTAATCTTGTTGACATATTTTTTGTGTTTAGTCTTTAATATTTATTTTAAATTTATTTTGCCCCTTCTGGTTCATTTGCTTGTGAAGGTGTTGGGCCGAAGTTTCCTGGCGCGTGGCTTGAATCAATTCCATATTGTTCACCTGCGTCAACTCCTACTTCTACTACTGTAACGCCCTGATTTCCAGGTAAAGACTCTATAGCTTTAACCGTAGCGTCTACTATGTTAAATTCTTTTTGAAATTTACCAAAATTAGTTGGTAGAGGTTCCCCTCCACTTTTAATGGCATCAGCTGCTCTTCTATCTAATGAATCATAAACTCCAAAACCACACATAAATCTATTTGCAGGTCCAAAGGCACCAACGCCTGCCCCATAAACACTGCTGTATTCTAGGCCATCTAAAAATAGTATTACTTTTTCAGGCGTGTAAAAAACATACTCATCTCCGCCATCTGGAAATTCCCATGTAAACTTATTTATTTTTGATCCTACCGCCACTATATCGTCTACGTCTATAGAAACATTTGGTCTTACTATATCATCGTTGTCAGCTTGCGCTAGAATCGATTCTTTACTTGGTTTAAACTGTATTTTTGCTCCCATTTTTTATTTTTTTATTAATGTTTTTACTATTCTTCGACTGCTTTGTTAATAAATACAAATCCTAATAGCTTTAATTCAAAACCAGTACAATCCTCTTCATTTGCTGGATCTACGCCTAATATATCGTTTGGCGTCCATTCTATTACTCCGTTTCCTGGAGCTGAATTTATTACGTCTTGTAATTGCTTATGAGCTCTCCACTTATATTTTACAGTTTTTTCTTGAGTACAAGCTGGAACTTTTGATTCGGCGGCCCACGATTTATCATATAAACTTACAAGAGTGTTAGTCTCTGCGTTATAATCCATTCCACAGTAACCCCAAACAAAGCCTATACTAGATATTATGTTTGATTTGTTATCAAATTTTGTAGGTGGTGATTCACTTTGCTCGTCTTTATATTGTGGACTTTGACTAGGTGTTTTTAATATTAAGCTTAAGTATTTAGGATCAGTCATATCAACACCTATTACTTTGTCTAAATTTATTAAATGATAACCACTAGCTTCGGTTCCTACGCCTTCTGTTAATATACCAGAATTACCTTGTGTTTTACCGTCATTTAATGAAACGTTTCCGCATGGAGTTCCGTGACAGTATACTTTTAAAAATTTTGCCATTTTTTATTTTTATTAATTGTTTTCGTCTAAAGGTATTGATTTTGCAAAAAATATTTTACCTTCTTTTTTTAAATATTTGCTATATTTATTTAATAGAAAATTATATTTAGATTTAGGTATTTTATATAAAAAAATATCTATAAATATAAAATCATATTTATTTTTATTTAAGTCAATATCATAAGCATCAGCTTCTATTATTTTCCATTTTTTCTCTGGTATATTAAATGCTTTAATTATTTCTTGGCTTTTTTCTATTATAGTTGTTGAATTAACTTTATTAGATTGTTTTCTAGGACCATAAGCACTACCCATTCCTACGTATAATACATCACCGTAAAAATTGTCAATATCTATATCAGATTCTTTAAAATAATATTTGCAAACTTTATCCCAATTAGGTTTATAATATATTTTACTTATATTTTTTTTCAAGTCTTAATTTATGATTTTCCTCCTCGCATTTCGCGTCTTATTCTAGCACGCTCAAAACCGCCTGTCATATCTTCTTTTACTCTTTTAGCTACTTTTTTTAATCCTTTTCCTACTTTTTTCGCTGCTTTATAAATTTCTCTTGCTGGTACAGCAATCCCTGAATCTAAAGGATTAATACCTACTGCTATTTTAGCTGCTCCTTTTAATACTTTTTTTGGATCTATGTTTTTAGCAGGAGACTCGTGTCCCATTTCAGCTGGGCTATGACCCATACGCATAGGACTCATTCTAGAGTTCATCGCGTGCTTTGACATCCAAGAACCAGCTCTATTGTCTACAGGCATGTCTTGCATTAAATTTTTTCTTTCTTGTTTTATTGACTCTCCTTTTCTAGTACCATAATGATGGTTTTTAGCTGGTGAATCATGTCCCATTTTAGCTGCAGAACCCATGCAGTGTCCTTCAAGTGGACTATGTCCCATTTCAGCTGGTGATTTTTTTCCGTAAGGCATAATGTTTATTTTTATTTGTGATCTATATTGTTTTTTCTTGTAAATTCATCATGCAAATGCGCTGCAGATCCATGGTGTTTTTTGTCATATTTCATGTCGCCTGCTAATTTAGAAATATGCTTTTCATCAGCAGTCATTTTTTCATCGCTATGACCATGGTGATCATCATAAAGCACATCTCGCTTTAAATAATCAATATGAGCAGCATCATCTCTTTCTGCTGCTTTATAATTTTTGCTAGTAACTTTTGTGTGCGCATGATCCATGCAGCAGGGTGCGTTACCTGTGTATTTTCCGTAATGTCCTTTTTGATATCCCATTTTAACTTCCTTTAAATATTGGTTTTTCTTTATTATCTTTTAAATCTTTAACGTCCATTATTGAAAGTGTTTTTGTTGGATCAAAGTTCTTAAGATCTTTATTTATATTTCCAATAATAGGGTATTTTTTTACAGTGTATCCTTCTACTCCGCTGTCCTCTCCTTGTTCGCCAAGAATACTTGCACTATAGATGTTGCCATTTTTATCTACTCTTACGACGCCATAATCTGGAAGATTCTTTACTTCAGTATTATCCTTAAACCACTCATAATTTTTTTTATTTGTAGCATTTATTTCATTCATTATATTTATTGATTTTCTTGAATGATCTTCTACTGGGTCGGATTTTACTTTAGTTTTTTTTTTGATGATTCTCCAAAAGCTTTAGCGGTTTCGGTCATTGATGAATAATCTACTTGTTCTCTAGGCTGATAATACATGTCAGAAGTTAGTGCTTGAGCTGCCGTCACAGGGGCGTGAAGCGGAGACTTCATTTTAGCTGGAGAATCTGATCCATGAGACTTATCTGCTTTTTTAGCTTGATCTAAAAGTTTAACCACTTCAGGATTATCGTAATCAGGTGAATCATCTCTACCACTTGATTCTTTAGAAAGCTTCATAGCTTCTTGTCTTAATTTTTCTCCATGCTCATAAAGCGGAGACTTCATCATAAATGATGATCCAAATTTTGTCATAACTTATTTTCTTTTACAGCCAAAATTTTTAGCATAATTAGCCATTTTGACAACGTGAGGTTTGTAATTATCTTTATCTTTCATTACAGCATTAGCTGCCGAGCACGCGTCTTTAAAGCCGTTTTTCTTAGCCCAAGCTGTAAATTTCCCTTGATTCTTTTCCTTAATTTCAGGAAAATCTTCTTCTTTCTTTTTTAAAAATGGAGACTTATACATTATTTATATACTTTAGCTGTTTTTGTAATTGGTTGACCAGTATAATAACTTTTAGCTTTTAGCACCTGCATGCCTGTAATACCAGAACTAGATCCAACTCCGTGAGGTCTTCCATTCTGATCTAATGGCCCGTCCCATATTGAGTTTTCTCCAACTACTCCATGAACATTTTTAGATGCCATTGTAGCATTGTAATTTTTATCTATTTTATGCATAATTTATTTATTTATTTATTTTAAACATCATTGGTGCTCCTACCGCATTTTGTCTTGCAAATAAATCACCGAATATTTGATTAGCGCTTTGCTGAGTTGGTTCATTAAAAACAGGCTGCATAGCAGCTGCTGCTGCTGGAGCTGGAGGAACATTTGTCAACTCAACTGGTCTAACTACTGGTCCTCTTGTTTTAAGTGATTCTAATCTAGCTAGATTTTCAGCGCCGCCTGCTGCCTCCTCTCTGTTTACAAAAGCTGTTCTAGGTGTTGCGTTAGTTTTGTTTTGTTTTGACGAAAAAAAACTTTGTATTTCTTCTGCTCTTTGAGCTCTTCTAGCGGCTTCTCTATCTTGAGACGCTTGTAAATCGCTAGCAGACATATATCCATCGTTTGTTATCATGCCCCCTAATGCCCCTACTGCTCCAGCTTTCATATCTTGAAATATACTCATCTATTTTTATCTTTGTTTACGTTATAAATAGCTTTTGTCATAACTTTATCAGTATATGTATCGCCATTAATTATCTTGTTTCGTCTACCTGTGTTTATATCTTCTTCGCCAAGCATTATTCTGTATATTCTACTTATTAGCTGCTTGCCTTTAAAAGACACTTTGTATATATGGTACTTTTGAGTAGACCTGTTTCTATGCCTCCAGACTTTAATCCAGTCTTGTTTCAACAACCTATTCCATCTGCGGTTATCCCAGCTGTAAGAATAAACACCCATTTCAAAGTCTTTCTTAGTGAAAAACTCCATACAATCAAGGTATATAAGAAGTTCTAGATCTGCATCGTTTAAATCATTATTACGACAAGCCCATTTTCTTATAATTCGGTAGTGCTTCAAGAGGTTTAGTTCTCTAATATCACTAGCGTCTAACCTCATAATACAACAACTATGTCACCTGACTTTATAACGTGATAAGATTTTTTATCAACCTCTATTTTATGACCAGCATGGCGATCAAAGTATATAATGTCTTTTTCTTTAATGCCTGCTACTTCTTCTCCTGCAGATACAACACTTGCTTTGACATAGCGTATATCTTCTCTCTGGTTTTCTGAAAGAAGTAAACCACCATCTGTTTTAGTAGTGCCTTCTTTTTCTTTTATTATAATTAAATTTCTACCTATTGCCTTCATCTATCCTTAAATTATTAATTACACAATCAGTAGATAATATTGTTGTCGCTACAGAAGCTGCATTTTGAAGAGCGCTCTTGGTGACTAGTAGTGGATCTATAATACCCGACTTAATCATATTTACCATTTTTCCTGT